CTATTTTGATGTTCGCCGCAGGCTCCAATCGGCCCCCCCATTTATCATATTTTCCGAGTGAGTGACGTGGCGCAGGTTATGGCGCTGATTGTTGAGGCCGTTCCGGTCCTTATGGTCAATCTCCATTCCGTCAGGCGCTGGCATGATCACGCACTGCATGTCGACCGTCTTGCCATTGATGCGGGCGCGAGCGTACATGGTTCGCGATCTCCTGGGCTGTCTGGCGTACCAGCGAAATGCGTTGATACGCTCAAAGTCCTCCTCGTCGACCAGCGCGATAAGGCCGCCGTGCTTACGACCGACCAGAATGATTTCTCTCGGCGCTTTTCTCGTCGTCCGGTCTCTGTGCTCCTCCAATTTTGCGATGGCGTTCGCCGCCAGCACGCCGCGGCGCGCGAGATAGGTGTCGATGATGCGCTGCGCCTTGTCGACGGTCCAAGTCAGCGCCTCGGCGATCTCCGGCGCGGTGGCGCCAGCTTCCGCCAGCAAGGTCGCCGCGGTGCCGCGGTTGTCGTGGAAGTTGAGATCGCCGGCGCCGATGCGGTCGGCATCCTCGCGCCAATGTTCGTTGAAATAGCGCCTGGTGTAGGCCTTGCCGGTCGGCGTCAGCATCACCAGCGCGCCCTTCTTGCTCTCCGCAAGCTTGTCGAGATGCGCCTTGAGCTCGCGGGTGGCGGGGATCCAGACGAGCTTCTTGGTCTTGCTCGCGCGGATCTGCACCTTCTCGCCATTGTAGCGGGTCCAGGTGAACTTGCGGATGTCGCCGGCGCGCATCGCGGTGTTGCGCACCAGGATCATCGCCGTCACCATGGCCGGCCGGGCCGTCCTGATGAATTTCTGCTGCAGCTCCTCGTCCCACACCTTCTCGGTGCGATTGCTCCTGTAGAGCCGCTCAAACGACGGGACCGGGTGATGCTTGATGCGACGCTTCTCCCTGGCGAAAGACAGCACCCGGCACAGCGCCGACATCAGGTTGTCGGCCGAGCGGTGCGAGGTCTTGCCGAGCTCCTGGTGCCAGGCGAGCGCGTCGGCGGCGAACGCGTCGGCATCGTCGGCGCTGTTGAAGGTCTCTTCGGGGACGGTGCCCCATTTCTTTTCGACGCGCTTGAGCTTCCAGACGTACTCGCGGCGGGAGTCATCGCTCAGTGAGGCGAAGGTCTCGGAGCCGTCGAAAAACCGGATGAGGTCGGTCAGCGTGCGCTCGCCGGCGCGCCGCTTCTTCTTCTCGGCATCGGCATAGCTCGCCGCGAGCTGGTCGGCATCGAGCGGCAGGCCGGTGGCGCGGTGATAGAGATAGGTTCTGATGGAGCCGTCGGCGAGGACCTTCGACGTGCGCTTGATGCCGGTGAGTTTAAGCGGCTTCCGTCTTGGACGCATTGGCGGCCTTCCAGCGCTGATAGGGCGACAGCTCGGCCGAGTCTGTCACAATCCCGGAGGCGCGGTCCAGAGCCCGATCGAGCGCCTTGCGGTCCCAGCGGTTGGTGCCGGGGATCGGATCCGGGACGATGCCCTTGGCCCGCCAGCGGTCAAAGGCGGCGAGCGTCTTGCAGCCGCAATAGTCGGCGGCTTCCTGCTTGGTCAGGCCGCGCTTCTCGCTCATTCCGCGGGCTCCCAGCGCTTCAGGACAAGCCGCTCACCCGAGACTTCCGCGCGGCCGCTGGCGATCAGGCGGGAGACGACCGTCTCCCCGATCCGCCGCGTGCCGAACCACCAGCGGCCGCGCCGCTGCTCGAAGGGGCTGAATTCGAGCAGCTTGAGGAAGATCTGATCGCCCTGGATCAGCATCGGGCGATCTCGGAGGCCACCGCGGCCTGACGCGCGGCGAACAGCGCATCCTCGGCCAGCGCCAGCACGTCGCCGTAGCGGTAGCCGGCAACGCAGAGCGCGCGGATCGTCTCGCGCTCGTCGGTGGGCAGGCCGGCGCGGGCGAGGTCGGCCGCCATGGCCGCGACGAGGTCCTTGGCATTGGCGGGGCCGCGCCCCGCAAAGCCCGACGGGCGAAGCGGGGTCATGCGTCGTCTCCCCATTTGGACGTGTCGTAAATGCAGCCGATGTGCAGCCAGAGCTGGTCGCCGTGGCGCGTCAGAGTGGAATAGAGAGGGGCTTGCGGATCCTGGCCATATCCCATGAGGAAATCCTTCGCGCTCTTGCGCGGCACGGCGACGGCGGTCGATTGCAAGTCGCTTCTCCCCGGCGCGGATGGATAGCCATGTGCTATCTTGAGTGAGACGTATTTTGCCCGCGGCAACAGCCGCAGGGCATCGGCAAACGTCTTGCCGCGTTCGATCGTTTCGAAGAGCCGCTCGGACGGCGTGGGGGAAGTTGCGGTTTCCGTCATGATGATGCTCATGGCTCTCTCATCTCTCTCGCCACGATCTGCTGCAGGACGGAGTGCCGGGCATCGTCGACCAGCATCATGATGTCGATCGCGTTGAAGCCCCTGGCGTGCAGGCAACGAACGGCGTCGCCGCGCTCGACATAGGCCGGCTCCTCCAGAAGGATAGTCGCCATCTCGATAATCCGCGCGGCGCGGCGCTCGGGGATGGTCATCTCCGGGCCGTCGAGCAGGTAGGTCTTGGGGGAGGCGATCATGATCGCGCGGTCTCCGTCGATGCTAACGCCGCAAGTACCTTCGCCGCGCGCTCCGCCGCCGGAACGGACGCATCGAAGCTGTTGCGCCAGGCGCGGACAACTTCGCGCGCTCGGTCGTAGTCGCAATAGGTGACGCTGCGATCGTTGACCGCGTGCTGGCGCAGCATGGCGCGGGCCTTGAAGTCGTCCAGCGTGGCCGGCGTGCCCGCAGCATCGAGGAAGGCGAAGAAGCGCGCGAGATCGCCGACCTGGCGGCCATATTCGTGGAGCGTGTCGCGGGTATGCTCCTCCAGCGAAACGTACCGGTGCGGCGTATCGAGAGCATTGGCGACGTGCCGTGCGATGTAGCCGGCGATCTGGTCGCGCGTGCCGTGCCGGCCATCCACGTTGCAAACGAGGCGATAGTCGCGGCCAAGGTCGCGCGCCTGGTTCATCAGCGCAGCCAGCCGCTCGGCGCCTTCAAATGTCGCGCATCGCGTGATATGTTCGCTGTCGAGTGAAAAGAAGCCGCCGCCTAGCGCGCCTATCTTGAGGCGCACGCTGAAGTCGCCACAGGCCACGCTGGCGAAATAGTCTCCGATCTGGGGGCGTGGGGTTTCAGTGGGCTTTGAGCGAGACCGGCGGGCGGATGGCATGGAAGGCTCCCGTGAAGTGATTCACGGGAAGCAGTCTAGTTCGCGATTTGCGAACAAGTCAAGAAGTTTGTTCGCGTGGTGCGAACCAATGATCTATCGAACCGCCGCCCGGGCCGGTCCGGGCGCGGGCTTGGTTGCGGGCAACGCCGTTGGCGCCGGAGGAGCGTCGGGACCGCATTTGATTTGGATGAAGTATTCGCGCACGGGCCGGCCGGTCGCGTAAGTGCCTTTCTCGATCACCTGTTCGCCGGCAATCCTTGCGTCGGGGCACTGCACGGCGATCGCGTGCATAACTGTGGTCTTGCGGGTCTCGGGATTATCGGGGTCGTAGCCGAAGTCGATCACGTTTTTCATCCTAACGACGTAATCGAAATCTTTGGTCTGCGCCGGCTCGATCTGGAGGGCATTGGAGTTTTCCAGTATCCGCATGTGGGTGTCCGAGCCGGCGCAGCCGCCCAGGACGCAAAACGTCGCAACAGCGATCTTGCGCATTCCAGTGCTTTCCGAGAAGCAAGATTTCAGGCGGCCTGGCGTCGTGCTTCGAGCTTGACTTTGACGTGGTAGGGAAGCTCGTCGTCCTCGCCCCAAAACAGCCAATCGATCGGGATTCTGAATTTGGCCCGGATCAGGCAGGCGGTCTCGAACGTGAGTTCGCGAGTACCTTTCTCAAATGGATTATATGTGCTGCGTTCTATCCCCAGCTCGGTCGCAAATGCGACCTGAGTGGAAAAGCCGAGCGCTTCTCTCAAGTGTTTCAAGCGCTTAGCGACAATTTTGGGATCATCAATCATGGCGCTGATTGCACCACGAAGCGGTGCCGGTGTCGTCTCGCAGGTTGCGAACGCTTGACTTGTTCGCACAGTGCGAACTAATTCTTGGGTCATGACGACTGATTCGCAGACATGGGGCTCGGTAATTGACGCCAGTGGCGGCACGACACGTGTCGCGGAGGGCCTTGGCGAATCCAGGTCGACGGTGAGCGGTTGGCGGACGCGCCCAGGCGGAATTCCGGGCAAGCACTGGTCCGAAATCGTGAAGCTCGCGGCCGTCGCGGGCAGGTCGGAAATCACCTTAGAGGTTCTCGCTGAACTCGCCGCGCGGCGGCAATCGGCAAATGAAGAGGCCTGCGCATGACGCCGCGCAGGGAAGCGTATGACATTTCCCATGTTGATGTGCCCGCTGGTTGTTTGTTGGCGCGCTGGTCATCGCATCGAACCACAACGGGAAATCTGTGCAACTTGAATGAATGTCGCTCCGTTGTACTACGCACTCAGGTTGTCTCGTTATCGGACACCCATCAGAACGATAGTGCTGAGCGAGGCCCGCGCGCGCAGTGCGGCATCGAGAATTCAGCGCAGGCCGAACAACCAGGTCGCGAAGGTGATGATTGCGATCGCGGCCATGCAGATGAGCATGCGCCGGCCGGCGCGATCGATGCGGGTCATTGGTCATCAGTTTCTGTTGCGTTGCGGGGTGTTGCGTCATGGCGGGCGAATCAAGCCAGCGGAAACGCCGGCGGTCAAAGCCTGTTAGGGAACAATTGTTCTCTATCTCTCTGTTCGGGCAATGCGTCGTTCTCGCCGCGCGCGGCATCAAGCCGGCGCAGTGGCTGTCGGAGCGCGCTGCCTGCACGGAGCGGCACGCCAACCTCATCATCGCCGGCGAGCGCAAGCCGAACGCACGCGCCATTCACGCGCTCAACGGCGCATTCTTCGATTGAGCGGAGGATCTTGCGATGACGCGCCTTCCCGTCACATTTCGTTTTGACGACGTCCCGCTGGCAGCAGCGTTCGACGAGCTCGATCTACGTTTTGCCGAGGCGGGAGAGCTTGGCCGTGAAGTTGGCGTGGCTCTTCTTCGCGCGATCGAGGCCGGCGAGCAGCTTGTCGCGTTCCAGAATGATCTCCCTCCCGCAACCGAAGCCGCCGCAGATGAAACGATCGTGCGCGCGTATCCAAGCGATGGTCTTGCGCGTCTTGTATCTGCACTCAGGGCAGGAAATTTCGATGCTCTGATCGTCGAACAGGCTTTTGGACATGATTCTGGCTCCGATGGTGGTTTGGACCCTGCCATCGAAGACGCCGCGCCGGACGAGTCGCAAGGCTCGTCCGGCGCGAACGATCCATCATCCACAACCCTTATGAGACCGCCTCCGTCTGCTGGCGTTGGTTGAACTTCGCGAGGCCTGACCGTCTCGCATCTGCGTTCCCCGCGTACCGCGTTGAGTAGCCCACTCACGTTCTGGCCTGTCCGCCGTCGGAAGCATTTCCGACGCGCGAGACCTGCTGTCTCGTTTTTCGAAGTCCGGCCAAGGGAAATCCCGAACCGCCGGCAACCATGGGAGCATGATACATGAACGACCTCGCCAAGACGGAAGGTGTGAGCCGCCTTCTGACCAAGCTCGACCCGGCCTCGCCGGCCTTGCGGCTCGACGGCCCCAAAGACGTCCTCATCAAGGCCGGCACGGTGTTTGCGGGTGTACCGTTCGAGGCGGACACGCCCGTCCGCATGGCGGAGCTCGTGCCCGGCACCGACTATGTGGTGAAGCTCGAGGATCGCGTGCCGGTTGCGATGAAGGCCGCCGATCTCGGCGACCTCGTTCTCGGCGGCTTTCATTTCGCGCCGGGCGGCAACGCGACGGCGCGGACCGGCGGCGACACGGTCGCCGCGATCAACCCCTTCTCGTTGTGGGATCAGGGCTTCCGGCCGGCCTGCGCCGATCCGTGCGGCATGGTGCTGGTGACGGCGCCGGGTCGGCAGTTCTGGTGCGACATCTACCTCACCGGCGTCGAGCATATGACGATGGGCACCAGCGCCTTCGATGCCGTGATCGCCGACGGCTATGACCGTCCGATCGATCCTGCGACCGGCAAGCCGTTCAGGCGCTTCGATTATGCCGCGGCCTGCGCCGTGATGAAGCGCTACGGCAAGGGGCTCCTCTCGTTCGAGGAGTTCGCGGTCGCCGCCTATGGCGTGACCGAGAAGACGGCCGCGGAGCGCGATCCGCGCACGACCGGGCTCGACGCGGCGCGCACCTCGCGCTTCGGCCTGATGCAGGCGACCGGCAACATGTGGGTCTGGGGTCACGATGGCGATCCGGATGAGCCGCGCGCCTCGCTCCTCGGCGGGTCCTGGCTGAGCGGGGGCCTCGCGGGCTCGCGCTACGCGGACCTCGACGGCTGGGCGGTCAACTCGTACGAGGGCGTCGGCGCCCGCGGCCGCAGTGATCACCTGCAGCTTGCTTAGGCGCTGCGACAGCAGCGCCGTTCGGTAGCCGCATCCGATGATCGTGAGGGACGACAATTCAGCGACCGAAGCTCTGGCGATCGTCGAGAAATACGAGGCCTTCGTGACCTATCTCTATCCGATCCTGCAGACCGCGCCGCGCAAGCATGGCGTCCTCCGCGACACCGTGCTGGCGGCGCTGTTCTCGCCGATCGGCGGGCTCTACCACGCCGCCAAATCGCGCCAGGTCTCGCGGCTTCACGCCGTCGATGCCGAGTTCGCGACGCTTCGCTCGTACCTGCGCTTCCTCGCAAGGGGCGACGTCCGGATCCTGACCCCGAAACAGCATGTCGCCGCGCTCGCGCTGCTCGCCGAGCCCGGCCGCATGCTGGGGGCGTGGCAGCGCAAGCTCGGCACGAGGGGCGATCAACAACGGAATCCGCATGCCGCTGGCATGCGGATGTCGCCCGAGCAGCCCGAGCGAAGCGAGGGCGCCGCGAACGGCGCAAGCAGGGTTTCGCAAGGCAGCGCCTTGCGAAAGGGAGAGGTGGGGCAATGATGTCGCCGCGCGCATCGATCCTCGGCGGGTCCTGGCTGAACGAGGGCAACGCGGGCTCGCGCTACGCGAACCTCGACAACTGGGCGGACAACTCGAACGAGAACATCGGCGCCCGCGGCCGCAGTGATCTCCAGCGCGATCGGCGCGCACGCGCCGATCGTCGCGGGTGCGCTCAGCGCGAAGCGAAGCTTCGTCGCAAAGCGCAAGGCCGCACGTTCGACTGGGGTTACGGCTCCGTCGACCGGTCCAGCGCGCTTCGGTCTTCGACCGAAGTCGCGTTGGATATTTTGGGCCAGGGCGATGCCCTGTCCCAAAAATCCGGGGATCAGCCCATCTATCCTGCCTCGGCAAACACATTGCGCGGTCCGGCAGAGCGGGGCGTAGCGGCCCGGTTTTTGTCCGAAGGACAAAATACCGGCACCGTCGAGACCCGCGGCCGGCATTCCTCGGAGGGCCTCGCCATGGCGCGACGCTACCGCAACCTGATCGGCCGGATCACATCGCCCCGCAACATGGACGCCGCGCTCAGGCTCACGGCGCGCGGCAAGCGGCTGACACCGGGCTACCTCGCCTTCAAGGAGTTCTCCGCGCTGAACCTCGCCGATCTCGCGGCCGACATGGCGAGCGGGCATTATGAGTGCGGCGCGCCGCACGAATTCTACATCCTCGATCCAAAGCGGCGGCTGATCTCGGCGCTGCCGTTCCGCGATCGCATCGCGCAGCAGGCGCTGTGCCTGGTGATCGCGCCGATCTTCGATGCGGCGATGCTGCCGCGCGCCTTTGCCTGCCGGCCCGGCAAGGGGACGCATGCCGGCGTCATCCTGCTGCAGAGCGACCTGCGCCGCGAAGCTCGCGGAGGCGAGCTGTATTTCCTCAAGACCGATTTCTCGCGCTACTTCGCCTCGATCGAGCGGCCCGTGCTGTGGCGGCTGATCGAGGCCAAAATCTCCTGCCGCGCCACGCTCGGTCTGATCGAGGCGATGGTGCCGCGCACCGGCATCGGCCTGCCGATCGGCAGCCTGACGTCGCAGATCTTCGCCAATCTCTATACCGGCGCGACGCTCGACCGGCTGCTGCAGCAGGATCTGGGCGAGCGGCTCTGGTACCGCTACATGGACCACCTCGTCGTGCTCGGCCGGTCGTCGGCGCATCTCGCGCGCGTCAAGACCGAGATCGAGGCCTATGCCGCGCGCGAGCTCGGCCTGCGCTTCTCGAAATGGCAGATCGCCAGCACGCGTCGCGGCATCAACTTCCTCGGCTATCGCATCTGGGCCAGCCACAAGCTGCTGCGCCGCGACAGCGTGATCCGCGCCCGGCGCAAGATCGCAGCGCTGCGCGAGCGTGGCGACGAGCATCGGCTGCAGCAGTTCCTCGCCGCCTGGCTGGGACATGCCGGCTGGGCCGACAGCGCGAACCTCATCAAGAGCCTTGACCTGCCGCTGCAAAGGGAGAAGCGCGGATGAATGATCCGGTCGCATGGATTGATGCCGTCACCGCCGGCCTGGTCTGGCTTCTGATCGGGTCCATCATCTGGATGTTGATGTTCTCCGCCGGGATCGTCACGCAATCCCGCCGCGAGGCGTCAAACTTCGCGATCGTGCTGGTCTCGGCAGGCGTGATCATCGCCTGGCCGCTGGTCGTCCTGGTGTTCATAGGCGGCGTCCTGAGCGCCGCGCGGAGGGTGCGCTGATGGTCGGGCGCATCGAACCGGGTCCGACCCTGATGCCGGGCGAGCCGCGCTACGAGCGGCTGCGCGAGGCGTTTGCCACCATGAAGCTCGATCCCCTGCAGGACGGCGCACCGATCCATTCGCTCGCGAACCTCCTGCCGATGTTGCCGGAGATCCAGCGTCCGGCGTTCCGCCAGTCGCTAGCCGAGCAGGGGCAGAACCATGCCGTCATCTTCCATCGCGGGGTTCTGCTCGACGGCCGCAACCGCGCCCGCGAGCTGATCGAGCTCGGCCGGCCGATTTCGACCGGGCTGTTTACCGGCACCGATAGTGACGCGCTCGATCTCGTCACCGCGGAGAATATCGACCGTCGCCACCTCAACGAGAGCCAGCGCGCCGACTTCGCTGCGCGGGTCGCGGAGTTGAGGATCGGTGCCAACCAGCACACGCGCAAGGCTGCGCAAAATTGCGCACCCTCGCTGTTTGCCGGAAACCCTCCTGTCGTTGCCGCAGGGGGAACGGACGGAGAGGCGGCCGGGCCGGATGTACGCCCGGATGCCTCTCCGCCCCAGCCGGAGGCGCCGCCACAGCCGCTGCTGTCTCAGAGCGAGGCGGCGGAAAAGTTCAATGTCAGCCGGCGCCTGGTGCAGATGGCGACCGTCTATCAGCAGAAAGGCATCCCGGAGCTGTCGGAGAAGGTGCAGGCCGGCGAGCTCGCAGCCTCCGTCGCCGCCGAGATCGCCGCGTTGCCGATCGAGCAGCAGCGCGAGATCATCGCGCAGGCCGATCCGAAGGCCGTGAAGGAGGTCGCCAAGAAGAACCGCGCCGAGAGGGCAAAGGCCGGCCACCAGCGTCGGATCGACAACATGCGCAAGGCCGATGCGACGCCGCTGCTCGACGGCGGCGAAAAGGCCGGTGTGTTCTATGTCGACATCCCCCGCGAGTTCGTCTCCTGGTCGGAGGAGACCGGCGAGGAAAAGTCGCCGAAGAACCACTATCGGATCGAGAAATTCCAGTTCCTGGCCGACATGCGCGACCAGATCCTGGCGCGCGCCAAGCCGAATGCCGTGATGTTCATGTGGGCCTGGGCCAATTCGCTGCAGGATCAGCTCGACCTCATGACCGAATGGGGCTTCGCCAGCATCCGCAGGCGCGACGAGGCTGGGCGGCTCCTGCGCGACGAGCGCGGGGAGGTTCTTCCGCCGGTTGGCGATGGCCGCTACCGCTCGCACCAGGTCTGGGTGAAACGCGCATCCACCGGCAACCTGCACCGTGGCACCGGCTACTGGTTCATCGACAGCCATGAGCTGCTGCTGGTCGGCGCCCGCGGTGACGTGCCGGCGCCGCTGATGGGCACGCAGGCGATGAGCGTGATCGAGGCCGTGATCGGCGCGCATTCCGAGAAGCCGAATGAGATCTTCCGCGATCAGCTCGACCATTATTTCCCGGGCGTGCGGAAGCTCGAGCTGTTCGGCCGGACCGACGACCTCGCCGCCTTCCACAAGCGCTGGCCCGATTGGGAGATCATCGGGAATGACGTCGTCGCGGCGCAGCAAGGCGCCATCGACAACGCGACTGGTGCGGCGCCTGCGCCGTCGCCAGCGCGCGACACCGACGAGGAGCAGGCGGCATGAGCTATCTCACCATGGATCACGCGGCCTGGGTACAGTGCAATCTTGAAGCTTCCAAGAAGATATTGACGAAAACGGACTTGCGGCGAGCCAAGGAAAAGAGTGAGGGCTGGGCAGCCGCGCCTGGTCAACTCAATGAATTTCATAAGCGTGCCTTCACGATCCTCGGCATCGTCGGTGGCGGCATTTACAACGCGCCGATCTCCTGGAAGACCGTGTTCTGGCATCCTCGGATGATTTCCTGCGCATGGCGTAACGAACTCGGCACGTTTGATTTCAACGCGCTGACTGACTTCGTCTTTCTCTGCCACGCAGCCCGCATCCGAGGTTCGATCGGGCCTCGCGCCAAGTGCCACATTGAGATCCACCTCAGTGAACGCCGATCCGAAGGCCGGATGTGTGAGAAGCATCCAAGCCTTGAAGAGGCGCTGACGGCCTGGCATGCGCGATTCCCATCGGACCACACCGTCATCTATCGCAGCGAAACCGATCGGATCGCGGCGAAAGAACTTCCTGCTGCAAACAATCAGAAAACTGAATCCACCGGCTGCGAGCCGGTCAACATGGGAGCATGATACATGAATCAACTGATCAAGCCGGATCCGACGCTGCCGGCATTGAAAGTCGAGGGCCTGGCCGATCTTCGGATCAGGGCGGGCATGAGCTTTGCCGGCGTCCGCTTCGATGTCGAGACGGAGGTCGAAATCTCCGGCCTCGAGCCCGGCATGGACTACGTCGTCCTGATCCGCGACGGCGCGCCGGTGGCGGTCGAGGCCACGGGCGATGTGGCGGAGGCTCTTGGCGGCTTTCATTTCGCGCCGGGCGGCAACGCGGAATCGATCTCCGGCGGTGACGAGGTCCCGGCGATCAACCGGTTTTCGCTATGGGATCAGAACTTCCGCCCCGCCTGCGCCGATCCGCGCGGCATGGTGCTGGTCACCGGGGCGAAGCATCCATTCTGGTGCGATATCTATCTGACCGGCGTCGATCATCTGATGGTCGGCACCAGCGCCTTCGGTGCCGTGATCGCCGATGGCGCCAACCCGCCGCTCGATCACGCCACGGGCCAGCCATTCGACGGTTTCAACTACGCGACGGCCTGCGCCGTGATGAAGCACCACGGCAAGGGACTGCTGTCCTTCGAGGAGTTCGCGGTTGCCGCCTACGGCGTCACCGAACGATCAGCCGCAAGGAAAGACCCGCGGAAAACGAAGCTCGATGCGCCGCGCACCTCGCGCTTCGGCCTGATGCAGGCAACCGGCAACATGTGGACCTGGGGTCACGACGGGCATCCCGATGCGCCGCGCGCCTCGGTCCTCGGCGGGTCCTGGCTGAGCGAGGGCAACGCGGGCTCGCGCTACGCGAACCTCGGCTACTGGGCGGGCTACTCGCTCGGGGTCATCGGCGCCCGCGGCCGCAGTGACCACCTGCAACTTGGATAGGCGCTGCGACAGCAGCGCCCGACAGGATCGGCAAAGGACGGGGCAACCATGAAACAGTCAAAGCTGATGTCGCTGGTCGAGGCTATCGTCTCCATCCTGGTCGGCTTCGGCATCTCGCTCGCGGCGCAGGCGGTCTTCCTGCCGCTGCTCGGGGTCGAGATCGCCTTTCACCAGAACCTGATCTTCGCGCTCATCATGACCGCGATCTCGATCGCGCGGCAGTTCGTGATGCGGCGCATCTTCGAGGCGCTGCATATTCGCAGACCGTTGTCGCCGTTCATGCAGGCGGTCGTCGCAGAGCGCTTCCGACAGGTGGAAATGGAAGGCTTTTCGACAGAGCATGACGACAAGCACGCGCGTGGCGTGCTGGCGTCCGCCGGCGCCGTCTACGCACTGAATGGACGGGTGGCCCATGTCGATGATCCGGGCGGCCGTGGCGCAACATCAGTCGGACCGATGGCGTTCTGGCCCTGGGATTCCGAATGGTGGAAGCCGCAGGACCATCGCCGCAACCTCGTGAAGGCCGCAGCTCTGATTCTGGCCGAAGGCGAGAGATTCGATCGCCAACGGCTGCAGCGGAGGCCCGCATGAGCTTCGTCAAGCTGCAGCAGCGCATCCAGTCGGGACCGCCGGTTGCCGATGCGGCGATCGCGTTCAGGATGCGGGCCAAGAGGCGGACCGGCAACGAGCGTCCGACCTGCTGGATCAGCCTGCGCCACAGCGTGCTCGAGGCCGCCGGCATCGCGGACGAGGCGCCGCGCTTCGACATCGCGATCGGCCAGGGTGAGCATGACGGCTCGCTCCGGTTGACACCGCGGCCCGAGGGCGTGTTCGCATCGCGGGGGCTGAAGCTCTGGATCGTGATCGATTGCGGCTACATCCCGCAGTTCGGCGCGGGCGCCCGCGATCGGCAGCCGGTCGAGGTCTCGTTTGCCGACGGCGCATTCACGCTCGTTCTGCCGCGCTGGGAGGCTGCTGGCGATGCGCGGCCGAAAGCGGCCGACCTCATCGAGAGCCTGGTTGCCGAGGAGGCTCCCGTCGAGCAGGAGACTCCTTCGCGCGCCGTGACGCCGCCGCCAAAACGTATCGCGATCGGCGCTGCACGATCGGTGAGCTATCACGGCATCATCATCAATCTCACGGAGGGAGCCGAGGCCGTGACCGTCCGCGGTCGCACGGTCGAGGTCTCGCCGCGCGGCGCGCGCCTGGTCGAGTGCCTGGCGCGCGTGACGCCGAGCTGCGTCGCAGACGCCTTCCTGATCGAAAAGCTTTGGGAGAAGCGGCCGGTCGGCGCGGAGACCCATCTCGAGATGCTCTGCCGCGACCTCGGAAGCCTGAAGAAACTCGGCCTCGAATTGCGCAACCAGCGCGGGATCGGGCGGCAGATCGTGATGACGGAGGCGAAGAAGTGAGCCAGCAGATCGGTCGCCTCGCGATGCGCCACGAAGGCGCGATGTGGAATGCCTATTATGCCAGGACCGGCACGATGGATGGTGCGATCCTGCTCGGATCGATCGCGATGCGTTTCGTCGTGAAGGATCCGGCGCGCAAGTCCGCATTCATGGACATGATGCGGGAAGCCGTCGCCGACCTGATCGAGGACGAGACGGGACAGCGGCCAACCTGGCCGGAAGATCCGCGCAGGGCACCGGAATCTGAAAGGTCCGGGCATGCGTGAGATCATCGTCGACAGCTTCGCAGGCGGTGGCGGTGCCTCGACCGGCATCGAGATGGTGCTCGGCCGCTCGCCGGACATCGCGATCAATCATGATGCAGTTGCCCTTGCAATGCACGAGGTCAATCATCCTCAGACCGTGCACCTGACGGCCGACATCTGGAGCGTCGATCCGATCGAGGCGACCGGAGGCCGTCCAGTCGGGCTGCTCTGGGCCTCGCCGGATTGCCGGCACTTCTCCAAGGCCAAGGGCGGCAAGCCGGTCAAGAAGGAAATTCGCAGCCTCGCCTGGGTGGTGGTGCATTGGGCGAACCGCGTCTCGCCGCGCGTCATCATCCTGGAGAACGTCGAGGAGTTCAGGGACTGGGGGCCGCTGGTCGATGACCGGCCATGTCCGGACCGCAAGGGACAGACCTTCAAGCGCTGGGTCTCGCAGCTCACGCGGCTCGGCTATGCCGTCGAATGGCGCGAGCTTCGGGCCTGCGACTACGGCGCGCCGACGATTCGCAAGCGGCTGTTCCTGATCGCCCGCCGCGACGGCCTGCCGATCACATGGCCGGCGCCGACGCACGGCGATCCGAAGTTGGACGCCGTGAAGAGCGGGGCGCTTCTGCCATGGCGGACGGCAGCCGAGATCATCGATTGGTCGTTGCCATGCCCCTCGATCTTCGACAGTGCCGAGGAGATCTTCGCCAAGTATGGCCTGCGCGCGATCCGGCCGCTGCAGCCCGCGACCCTTTCGCGCCTGGCCAAGGGCACCCGCCGTTATGTCGTCGATGCAGCCGAGCCGTTCATCGTGCGGACCGACATGGCATCCGGTGCTCCGCGCAACGGCGTGCATGGTAGGCGCGAGCCGATCCGCACGGCCACGTCGGCGCAGTCTTTCGCGTTGGCGCAACCTTATGTCGCCAACCTGACGCATCAGGGTGGTGCGCGGTCGGAATCGCTCCAGGATCCGTTGCGAACGGCGACAGCGGCGCATCGCGGCGAGAAGGCACTGCTCGAGCCGTTCATTGCTGGCCTTGCCCACGGCGACAGCGGCGGCCGCCGCGCCTATGAGGGCCGGGAGCCTCTGACAACGATCCATGCCAAAGGCAACAATCATGCCCTGGTCGAGCCATTCATCGCCGGCGTCGGCGGGCGCATGGGACAGAGCGAGGCTCGCGACGTCGGCAGGCCGGCACAGACGCTGACTGCCAAGGCGGACAGCGTTCTGGTCGCTCCCTTTGTCTCGGCTGCCCAGCAGGGCGGCAGCAATCGCGCAGCGGCCGCGCCGCTGCATACAGCGACGGCTTCCGATGGCGATCAGAATCAGGTGATCGCCGCGCACATGATGACGATGCGCAACGCTGAGTCTCCCTGCAGCGATGCGGACAGGCCTGCGCGAACGGCGACGGCCGGCGGAGCGCGGGAAACGATCGTTGCCGCATTTATGGCCCAGAACAATTACCTCGAGCCGGGCCACGCGGCTATTGAGCCTGTCTCGACCATCGTCGGCACGGGCTCGACGCAGTCGCTGGCCGCTGTCAACCTGCTGCGGCAGTTCGGGACCGGCGTCGGCTCCTCGGTCGACGAGCCGGCGCGGACGGTGATGGCGGACGGGCAGGGCAAGACGCAGCTCGCGGCGGCCTTCCTGCAGAAATATTACGCCAGCGATCAGAACCCCGAACTCGCTGAGCCGCTGCACACGGCCACAACCAAGGCTCGCTTCGGCATCGCGGAAGCGATGATCGAGATCCCGCCGTTCGGTCAGGAGCATCACGCCCGCGCCCGTCAGGTCGCCGATCTGCTGCGCGCGCACGGGCTGTGGGACCAGCGCGAGTTCGTTACCGTCGAGATCGCGGGCATTACCTGCGTCATCGTCGACCTCGGCATGCGCATGCTGACGCCGCGCGAGTTGTTTCGCGCCCAGGGTTTCCCTGACGGCTACGTCATCGACCGCATGCCGGACGGACGCGCCATCACCAAGACCGAGCAGGTCTCAAAGTGCGGCAACAGTGTATGTCCGCCGATCGCGGGCGCGCTAGTGAAGGCGAACTTTCGGCCCGATGAGGTCGAGCCGGGTCCGGAGTTTCTGGAGGCTGCCGAATGACTGCCGCCGCTCTCAAGTCCACGCCCGTTCCCCGCACAGCCGCCGGTGAGCCGCCTTTGGGCCGCAATGCCGAATTCTTCACCGATGATCAGGGTGAGATCTTCGAGCACGACAATCCGCGCTATCGCTCGCCGTCGACCAAGGTCGGCATCCTCGAGCTGGACAATGGCGGTTGGCTTTGCCAGCCACCATCGTTCCATATCGGCCGGCCGCAGCATGCCACGCGTGAAGCGGCGCTGCGCGCCGGGATCGCCGCACTGGTGCGGCGGGCGCGGAAGTACATACGCAATGGTGAAGGCGAAGGCACGCGCTGGGATGCAGGTTATGCGGGCCGCGTGATCGAATGGGCACTGAGTTTGAACCCGGGGCGCGGACGCGCGCCGGCTGCTCCCCGCGCGGAAGAGATCACCGATTCAATCGTCCGCGCGCTGTGTGAGGCCCGCCGCGCCCGCAAGGTCTATCCGGCCGGACACACCTTCTCCATGACCAACCCGATCATCAACGGGGAGATGGTCACCATGGGGACCTGCAGTTGCGGGAAGAGCTTCTCCTACAAATGGGGCTCCTATGAGCGGATGGACGCCGCGATCGAGGCGCACTGGCAGACGTTCGATCACCTGCCGGAGAAAGTCGACGGGCGAGGCAACCCGATCGCACCCGAGTCGGAATCCGCAGACCAGGCGGATAAGCTCAGCCGTCGGCGCGGCAAATCCGCGAAAGAACGGCTGGCGAACGGCAAACGGGCCGCAGACAATCAGGTTTCTGACGGGGTTGCGCCTAGCTCGTCAGACGGGCCGGCACCTTCCGGCGATGCGGGGCCGCCTCCTGCTGATGCTGAAGGTGCTGGCTCACTTCCATCGACTTCCGACACCGGCTTGTCCGCCGAAGCTTCCGCCTCTCAGGGAACCGAGGCGGGAGGGCAGCCTGCGTCGGATCCCGCGCCGGTTCTTGCTTCGCTTTCCGGCGCGGGAGAAATTTCGCCTGCGCAAATTTGCGCGGGCTCTTCAATCCCTGAGCCTGCCGAGGTCATTGACCCGGGGAGCGGCATATCTGGAGGGCCGAAGCGCCCGGAGATGGATATGCCGCAATCCGGCGAGATCAAGGCGGGGGCGACCGCGAAGGCGAGCGCAAGCGCCTTGCGGTCTCCGGCTTTGCTTGCGCCGGGTGACCCGGCATCCGTTGAGGGGGTAAGCGGGGACGCTCGCCTACACGCACCGCCGGCGCTTCATTCCGACGATGACGATATCAACGTCGACTGGCCGTCCTATGACGCCTTCATCGAGGATAAGATCGTCACCGCGCCGCTGCGCGGGATCGAAGTGCCGCGCGATGCGCTGCATCCGTATCTGAAGCCGCATTGCAAGGACCTGGTGGTCTGGAGCCTGCGGCTCGGGTGCGCGGCGATCTTCGCGAGCTTCGGGTTGCATAAGACGGCGATGCAGCTCGAATGGTGCCGCCAGCTTGTCGGCCACACCGGCAGCCCGTCGCTCTGCGTGGTGCCGCTCGGCGTGCGACATGGCTTCATCAAGGAGGCACAAAACCTCGGCATGGACGTGCGCTTCGTCCGCACCACCGCGGAGTTCGACGATCTCTATTGCGAGGGCGTCCGCTACTTCCTGACCAACTATGAATCGATCCGCGAGGGCAAGCTCGACCCCAATCTTTTCGTGGCCTGCAGCCTCGATGAGGCGAGCGTGCTGCGCTCCTATGGCTCGAAGACGTTCCAGGAGTTCCTGCCGCTGTTCTCCAAGGTCGAGTTCAAGCTGGTCGCGACCGCGACGCCATCGCCGAACCGCTACAAGGAGCTGATCCACTATTCCGGCTTCCTCGGCGTGATGGACACCGGGCTCGCGCTGACGCGGTTCTTCCAGCGCAATTCGGAGAAGGCCGGCGATCTCACGCTCTATCCCCACAAGGCAGACGAGTTCTGGATGTGGGTGCATTCCTGGGCGGCGTTCCTGCAGAAGCCGTCCGAGCTCGGCTATAGCGACGACGGCTATGAGCTGCCGCCGCTCACGATCCGCTGGCACGAGGTGCCGGCGGACCACAGCAAGGCCGAGCCGGAGCGCGACGGGCAGGGCGTGATGTTCCGCGACATCGCCAAGAGCCTGTCCGACGCCGCGAAGTCACGTCGCGACAGCCTGCCGGCGCGGGTCGCCAAGATGCTGGCGATCGTCGCCGAGGATCCGGACGCGCATCGGCTGATCTGGCACGACCTCGAGGCCGAGCGCGAGGCGATCGAGGATGCGCTGCCGAGCGTCGAGTATGGTCATTGGGGTGAATTCCGCGATGGCAATCCCTATGCCCGCGCCCTCTATGATCGCCATTATTCGGCACGAGCCGGTCGGGACAGCGATCAGATCCTTGGCCCCGGCGAAAAGCTTATCCTGCTGACACCGGAGAAGAAGGCGCTCTTCGGTTGGCGCAAGTTCAAGGATGATTCCGGTCAGCGCGGCGTCAATTGCGCGGTCTTCCGCAACGAGGGAGACGTTCAGTCCTCCGACCTGATCAAGGAGGCGATGGCAGTCGCCTGGCTGCGCTGGCCCGGCGAGCGCTTCTATACGTTCGTCGACGCCGACGAGGTCGCCTCCGCAAATCCCGGATATTGCTTCCTAATGGCCGGCTGGCGCCGCTGTGGCAAGACGCAGGGCGGCCTTGATATCCTGGAGGCGCTGCCCGGTTGCGAGGTTCCCGACGTCGTGCCGCGCGTAGCATTGTCGACCATCACCGGCTCGATGGACATCGACGCGCGAGAGCAGCGCCTGCACGACTTCGAGGAGGGGCGGACGAAGTATTTCGGCACCAAGCCGATCCTGTCGGGTTCCGGTTCGAATTTCCAGTACCACTGCCACAAGGCGATCTATCTGTCGCTGCCGGGCTATGGCTACAAGTTCAACGACTTCATCCAGTCGCTGTACCGGCTGCAGCGCTTCGGCCAGGAGTTCCCGGTCGAGGTCGACATCATCTACAGCGAGGATGAGCGGGCCGGCCGCGCGGCGCTCGAGGAGAAGTGGGCGCTGGACGCCGCGATGCGGGCTCGCATGAGCGAGATCATCGCCGCCCACGGCCTCAACACCCTGCCGCTGCGCGATGCGCTGCTGCGCACCATCGGCGTGCAGCGTGTCGAGATCCGGGGGCAGAATTTCATCGCCATCAACAATGACGCGGTCGCGGAGTGCCGGACCTGGCCGGACAACTCGGTCGACGAGATCATCACATCGATCCCGTTCTCCAACCATTACGAATATTCGGCATCGTACCGCGACTTCGGCCACACCGATGACAACGGCCATTTCTGGTCGCAGATGGACTTCCTGACCTGCGAGCTGCTCAGGATGCTCAAGCCCGGCCGGCTCGCCTGCATCCATGTCAAAGACCGCGTGCTGTTCGGCAGCGTCACCGGCGAGGGCGTGCCGACGATTTCGCCGTTCCATGCCGCGGCGATCATGCACTACCGGGCCCACGGCTTCCAGTACATGGGCATGATCACCGCAGATACCGACGTGGTCCGCGAGAACAACCAGAGCTATCGGCTGGGCTGGAGCGAGAACGCCAAGGACTCCACCAAGATGGGCGTCGGTCAGCCGGAGTACATCCTGCTGATGCGCAAGCGCCAGAGCGACCGCACGCGCAGCTACGCCGATCTTCCCGTGACGAAGGTCAATGCCGAGCTCGACGGCATCCCGGCCGGAACGGCGACGGGCGAGTACTCCCGCGCGCGCTGGCAGGTCGATGCGCATGCGCATTGGCGGTCGGACAGCAACCGCTTGCTGACGCCGGAAGAGTTTGCCGCGCTCGACGCCAAGGCGCATGCCAGGCTCTTCACCAGGATCAGCGCGATGCGCCTCTACAATTACGAGGCGCACGTCAGGATCGGCGAGAACCTCGAGCGGCAGGGGACCCTGCCGGCCAAGTTCATGGCGATCGCGCCGGGGTCGGGCAATCCATTCATCTGGTCCGACATCAACCGCATGCGCACCCTCAATATGCTGCAGCAGCGCAAAGGTGCCGAGCAGCACATCTGCCCGTTGCCCTTCGACATCGTCGACCGCCTGATCGAGCGCTACTCCAACGAGGGCGAGCTGGTGTTCGATCCCTTCGGTGGGCTGATGACCGTGCCCTACCGCGCGCTCCTGAAGAAACGCCGTGGCGCGGCAACCGAGCTCAGCGCCACCTACTTCATGGACGGCGTGAATTACCTGCAATTGGCAGAAGAGAAGATGGAGCCGCCGGCGCTGTTCGACCTTGCGGAATTCGATCAGGCCAATACCCCCCCCCCAGCGAGTTGATGGAGACTGACGTTTGACCGATCTGTCGACGATCGTGCGCATCTACCAGGGCTCCAATGGTGATGCCACGAGGATGCTGTACCGCGACCTCGAGGCTTTCGGACCGATGGGCGTGATCGCGGTGAACCTGTTTCGTGCCTGCAAATGCTCGGAACGAGCCAAGGTCTATCGCAAGGGCCCCGGATATAGGACGGAGGCCTATGCGCGGAAGGATTGGAGCATCAGGAACCTTGCGAGTGCGCTGCATGCGAGCGATGCGCACGGCCTTGCATGGGGCTGGGCAATTGATCGCGATCTTCAGGCGCGGCTCGATCCGCATCATCACATTCTCTACGTCGACCTGCCGACGGGACAGGTGAGCTTCCACAACGGTCAGCGATACGAAGGTCCGGACTATCGTGGCCAATGGGACGAAGAGAGAGGTGCGGCGGCCAATCGCATCTGCCGCTTCGTGGCGGAGCTTTTCAGGATGGAGGCGACGGCATGACCGAACGACTGCTTCACGAGCTGGGGATCGCCAGATGACCGCGCCCGACCGTGTTCCCTGCTGCAATCCAGCCTGCAAGCGCACGGCGCCGCGCGAGGATGATCCGGAGACCGAGATCATCTGCGGCAAGTGCTGGCGCGCGCTCCCGCAGGTGCTGCGGGATCGCTACAAGCAGCTCTCGCGCCGGGAGAAGAAGCTCCTGCGGCTCACAGGGCGGCGCTTCGAGCAGAGAAAGATCGGGCTCGACGATGTCGCGCGGATCGCCAGCCGCATCGAGAAGAGCCGGGCCGAAAACTGGCGCGAGATTCGTGCCTATTTCCAGCCGGGCGACAAGCCGTCGGGGTTGCAAGGCTTTCTTCAGGAGGTCGGTCTATGAGCCGACCCCGCACTCAGCGCCAGCTCGTGATCGACCATCTCGCGATGGTACTGCGCAAGCCGACGGCATCGCCGCTCCTGGAGCCGGCGGAGGCGATCGCGGTCGCGCTGTCGATGATCCCCTACAAATGGTCGGGCCGCATCCTCAGCGATGACAGCCTGCCGGTGCGCGCCGTGCTGCAGGCGCTTGACCATGCCGGCTACAAGATCGAGCCGCGCTAGTTTTTGTTCTGTTGCGTCGTTGCGTTCCCATCATCGTTGACGAGGAGAAGCGCCATGGACGCGCAACCATCGACGTCAGCCGGCGACAACACCGGCACGAAGTACGCGGGCGATCAGCTCAAATCGATCGTCGAGCGGATCGAGCGGCTGGAGGAAGAGAAGAAGTCGCTCGCCGACGACATCCGCGACGTCTACGCGGAGGCGAAGGGCAACGGCTTCGAGGTGAAGGCGTTGCGCCGGATCGTGCGGATAAGGCGCATGGACGCCTCGCAGAGGTCCGCCAATGACCAGGTCGAGAGCATCCTCGAGGTCTACATGTCCACGCTGGGGATGCTGTGATGACAAGGATCATTCGGCTCGAGCCGCATTCGATGGCGATCTTCTGGAAGGTCGATGTCGATCCCGGCTTCGCGATGAAGCTCTGCAACGATGTCTCGCTGTTCGACGCGGTCCACGGCACGATGTTCGTGGGGCCGCAGGATGCGGAGAGCAGGGTGGAGGTCGCCGGCATCGTCGAGCGCCTGCGGGAGTCCGGCAACATCGAATTCGAAGACGGCTGGATCATGCTCCGATCCGGCTTAGCCAATATCACCGGCTTTCTGATGGATCAGATTGTCGAGGCGAGAGAGGACGAGCGGGATGCCGACAAGCAGCGGTTCGAGGAACTGAGGCGCCGCGAGGCGGCCGAAGAGAAATATGCGCTGCTGCGGCAGGCCCTGGTCGAGGCGCTTGGCGACAATGGTGCGGTGCTAGCTGTGACGGTTGCCGCATGATGCCCGACCAGCTCGCCGCCTATCGCAAGCGCCTCGCCGACATCCGCCAGCCCGACGACAAGCTGTCTCCGGAGCGTGCGTTCCTGCGCGGCTGGAATTCGGCGCTCGACGCGGCCGAGAGCAATTTGAAAGACATCCTGGGGGAGAGACGTGAGCCTGCGCCCTCTGATCGTTGATGTCTTAAACCGCTACCGGCTGCCGCTGTCGGACGAAAAGGCCCTGCAGTCGGCCATTGCCGACATGCTGGCGCTGGAGAAGGTGCCGTTCCAGCGCGAGGTGCGGCTGAGCGAAAAGGACATCGTCGACTTCATGGTCGGCGAGGGCGCACTGCTGCAGCCGCTCGGGCAGGCCTGCGCGATCGAGGTCAAGATCGGCGGCGCACGGCGAGCGATCTTCCGGCAGGTCGAGCGCTACTGCGCGCATCCGCAGGTTTCCGAGATCGTGCTCGCGACCAACATGCCGATGGCGCTGCCGTGGGAGATCAACGGCAAGCGGACCGCGATTGCGCATCTGGGACGGGGCTGGCTGTGAGTTTCAAAGGAGATGCTGTCATGACATCTATAGCAGAGCAGTTGCAACGCAGCGGGGTCAATCCACGCGATGTGCAGTTCGACATCGCGATCGCGAGATATCTGAATTCAGGCGGCACAATCGCCGGCGCGCAGGCGCGCCTAGACCTAGCCGCCGCACGAATGCCTGGGGATGGCCATTCAATCCTTGCTGCTCAGGCGGCCATGCCGGACATGCCGTTCTCCAGGCAACCAGTTGAAGGTGTGAGAGGCCAAAGGGACCATGCATCGAGCCATCCCGAAGCTGCTTCTCCACCTTCATCCCATCGCGACGGCGGCCATTCCGCGTTTGCCTTCGTTGGTGAAGGCCTTGGCTGTGATGCTGCCGCTCGCGAGCCTTCCAGGCAGCAACGGGCCGCGTCCGCTGTTGCCGCCAACATCGCGGCGATCACCATCCTGGACACGCTCAAGATCGATGGACGCTCGATAGGCAATTGGACGATCGCGGAAGCGCGCCGCGCGGGCCGTCTCAAGACCCGCGAGGGCTATATCCTGATCGAGGCTGCCCGGCATGTCGCCAATGCGAAGGGCGATGAAATGATCCGCCACGTCATCAAGCCCGGGGATCTGCAGAAGATCGTGCAGAAGGCGGCGGAGATCGCAGATGCCGTCTGACATCGTCGACGAGATCAGGGCGTTTCATCGCCAGCGCTGCTATATGATGGCATGCCGCCAGCGCGCCGATCACGCGCTCGGCGCCTTCATCAGGACGCAGCTCGGCTGGTCGCTTCGGCTGAGCAAGGCGGAACGGGAGCAGATCGAGCGGCGCGCACGGCTGCTCATTGCCGACCCTGCCAGCAGCCCCTTTGAGGCCGTGATCACTGCATCGCAGGCGGCAGCCGAGCCATTTGCGAAGGTTGAGCGGCAATGCCTGCGTAAAATGACGCGCCGCGCCGAGATCCTCCCGGTGTGGGAAGCATTTGGCCGCGATATCCGCGGCTTCGGCGCCGGGTCGCTGGCCGTCATCGTTGGCGAGGCGGGCGATCTCGATAGCTACGCAACGCATTCCAGGCTCTGGAAACGAATGGGTCTGGCGGTCATCGATGGCGTGAGGCAAGGCGGCTTGAGGAGCTCTGCCGGCAGGGAGCAGTGGATCACGCATGGCTACAGCCCGATCCGTCGCTCTCGCATGTGGAACATCGGCGACAGCCTGATCAAGGGAAACCGGGAAGGTCGGTACCGCGGCGTATATCTCGCCAGAAAGGACTATGAGCGTGCTCGCGCGACGATGGCCGGATTGACGGTTGCGCCAGCGGCCAAGATCCCGGCGAAGCGCCGGGACGAGTTCATGTCGGAAATTCACGTTCATCTCCGTGCACAGAGATACATGGAAAAGCGTCTGCTGCGGGATCTGTGGCGGGCGTGGCGTCGGGCCAGCTGTCGCGTGCCTGAAAAGGCCAAGATTCCAATGCCCGACGCCGATATTTCCGATTGCATGGAGGCCGCGCGCTGATGAACGCGGAATTCCAGGGCGACGACCTGCTCGCCGCCGCCAGCGGGCTGGCATGGCGCGAGGAGGAGGCGGCGGCGCGCATCTATGGCCGCCTCGCCTTCAACCAGGCAGGCCGGTTCTGGGAGATCACCGAGCTCGAGCCGCAGGTCGCGATCCGCGCCAAGCGCATTTTTCCACGCATCGCTTCGACGCAGGTCGGCTCCTACACCTTCGTCGACAGCGACGAGACGCGTGCCGAACTCGAATGGTTTCTGGCGCGCTATCCGCTCGACGTCTCGGGCGGCGACCGCGAGGCGCTCGCCTCGGGGCGGCTGCGCTACGAGCGCATCCGCAGCGAGATCGAGGGCGTGCTGCTCCGAAGCTGGAAGCCGTCCACGGTGCCGGCGCGGCTAAGGGATGGCGTCACGCTGCGGCCGAACCAGGCGCGCGTGGTCGAGGTCGCCCGGCGAACCGGCCGGCTGATCGTCGCCGACGACGTCGGGCTCGGCAAGACGCTCGGCGCGCTCGCCGCCGTGATGGACGACCGGTATCTGCCCTGCGCGATCATGGTGCAGCCGCATGTCGCCAACCAGTGGTTCGACGAGTTCATTCGCAAATTCACCACGCTGTCGGCGCACGTGATCGCGGGCACGGTCCCCTATCCGCTGCCGGACCGCGACTGTTACATCTTCAAATACTCCAACGCCTATGGCTGGGTGAACATCGCCGAGACCGGCCGTTTCCGCTCCATCGTGTTCGACGAGGTGCAGGAGCTACGGCATGGCCGCCTCACCGACAAAGGTGCGGCCGCCGACGTGTTCGCGCGCCATGCGGGCCTTCGCATCGGCCTCTCGGCGACGCCGATCTTCGGCTACGGCGGCGAGATGTTCAACATCTGCGACATCATCGAGCCCGGCATCCTCGGCACGCGGGAGGAGTTCATCCGGGAATGGTGCACGACGAACGACGAAAAGAAGATGGTGGTGAAGGATGCGGCCGCGCTCGGCGCGCACCTGCGGGACCTGCACCTGATCCTGCGCGAGGTCGGCCAGGGGCCGCCGCCGAACCGCATCATCCATGACGTGCCCTATGATGAGGAGGCCGCGGCCGCGGACGAGGCGCTGGCGCGTGCGCTCGCGATCAAGGTCTTGAAGGGCTCTTTCACCGAGCGCGGGCAGGCCGCGCGCGAGCTCGACATGATGGCGCGGCATGCCACGGGCGTGGCGAAGGCGCGGCACGTCGCTGCCTTCTGCCGGATCCTGCTGGAGGCCGGCACGCCGATCATCCTCGGCGGCTGGCATCGCGACGTCTACGACATCTGGATGCGCGAGCTCGCACCCTTCAAGCCGCTGCTCTACACGGGATCGGAAACGCCGCGGCAAAAGGATGAGGTCAAGCAGGCCTTCATGGCGGGCGAGAGCGACTGCATCATCATGTCGCTTCGCTCCGGCGCCGGCCTCGACGGCCTGCAGCATCGCTGCGCGACCGTAGTGCATGGCGAGCTCGACTGGAGCCGCGAGGTGCACAAGCAGCTCGCCGGCCGCCTTCGCCCACACGCGCGGACCGATCCGATCACCGAAATCTACGTCGTCGCCGACGGCGGGAGCGACCCGCTGATCGCCTCCGTGCAGGGGCTCAAGGCCAGCCAGGCGCGCGGCATCATCGATCCCAAGGGCGGCCTCGAGCAGGTCCACACCGACGAAAGCCGCATCAAGGCGCTGGCGCAAATGTATCTGGAGAAGGGGGCATGACGGTTCAGTTCAGAACGTGGCCATATGGTCGTATCGCGACATCGAGATCGCCGCCGAAATCTGGCAGCGCGACTATGCCGACATCTACGGCGAGAGCGACGCGCCCAAGGGCGTGCAGGAGCGGGTGTTCAACACCATTCGCGGTTCGGCTGCGGCGCACGCTCTCGGCCGTGCTGAACCGCTACCTGCTGCACGGACCCTCGTTCTCCGGCGGCGGCCGCGTCAAGGGACCGTCGCCGCAGGCCATCGGCCCAGATGGAAGCGCGCCGCGAGGCGGCGGCACGGCTCGACCTGACTGGATCCGTACTCGGCGATCCGCCGCCGGGCTATTCGGCGCTCGACCGCCGACGATCGGGAGCAGGGCGATGAGCGAGCTGCGCCGCGAGATCGCAGCGTTTTTGATGGCGCGCGATGAAAATGACCCAAAGCGGCCGGTCCCGGATGGGGCGATCGTCTGGGGCCGACGGCTCATCGCGCTCGGGATGAAATCTGAGCACTCTGGCGACTGCGGCGGCGAGTGGCACTCCTGCACACGCTGTCTGGTCGAGCGTGCGCTGGTTCATGCCGATCAGCTCATCGCGTTGTTCGGGCGAGGTGCGCCGTGACGCGTCTCCCCACGCTCGCAGTTTGCCGTTTCGCGTCGATTTCGTCGCGCGATGATTGCCGGGATTGGCCCGATCATGCCCGTTATCAGGCTTTTCCACAGGTGCGCCGATGATGTCGGGTGGTTCGATCCGCAAGTTCCAATCCGGCTGGGCCGTGGCGCTGTTTGGTGGTCGCTGCGCCCATTGGTTCGTGCGGCGCAACGTCTCGCCGATGGCAGATGCTCTTTGCGGCCGCAAGACGGTCGTTGTGTCGGCTCTTCGAGGGCCCGGCACCTTCATTCACTGCAAAACCTGCGAGCGTCTCTCGAAATGATCATTCGACGCCGGCATACGGCAAATTACACGACGATCGGCAACGCGCTGTTCGAAGACGAGCGGCTGGCAGCCGACGAGGTGGGCATTCTGGCTTACCTGCTCTCGCGACCGAATGATTGGGAGGTGCGTAGGCCTTCCCTGCAACGGCGCTGGGGTATCGGGCGCGATGCCATGCGTCGGATCATCTTCAACCTGATCCGCTGCGGCTGGTGTCAGCCCATCCGTTCGCGCCTTTCAAACGGCACGTTCCATGTGATCTATGACATCCTGGATCAGCCAGGTCCGACGCTCTCCGATGAAGAGGTGCGGCAGGCGTTGTCTTCAGAGGCCACAGAAATGGCCGAACCTGCGGCGCGGCCAGCAGTCTCGAATGAGGCTCAGGTCAGCGAGGATGTACCTCAGCCAGATACGCCTAACCCGTATGTGGAGGAGCGGGTAATCCGCAGTCCAGATACGGGTTATCCGTCTCCGGCTGACCCGTATGTGGCTATTAATATAGATATACAAAAAACTGAATCTACAAAGATTGATAGTGGAACGCGCGCGCGAGGCGCGTTCACGCCGAGGTCGAAGGCGCTTGCCGACGCGTTTTGGAAGGCTCTCGGCATCAGCGATCCACTGCAAATCCCGCCAGAGCTTGCGGGCGTCGACTATCGAGCTGTCAAGTGGGAGGAGGCGGGCTGGCCTGCTGACCTTGTCGAGACCGAGGCGCGCAGGTTTGCCAGCGACAGACCTCCAAAACCGCTCGCTTATTTCGAGAAAGTATTCGCAACCGCGTTTGCCAGGCGGCAGGCGCCTTTGCCGGTCGTCGAAGTACCGTCGGCCCAACAACTCACGGTGACACATGGAAGATCAGCACCCCAATCGGGAAGCGGAAACCTCATTCAAGCCGCTGACCGTCTCCTCGAACGCATCCGATCGGTCGATGGAACATCAGGCTCTGCTGACGGAGTACGCGGTATTGAGGGCGCGCCTCCTCCTCGGCTGCTACCGAAGAGCTGATGCGGCCGATCCGGACGTCTACGTGAGCGCGATCTCCGCCGTGCTCGCCAAATATCCGGAGGATGTCATCACCGCCGTGACGGACCCGGCCGGAGGTCTACCCATCAAGCAGGACTTTCTGCCGACGGTGCGCGAGGTCTATCTGGCCTGCGAGGAGATCGTGAGCCCCCGTCGCGAGGCGAGTGCGCGGGAGGAGCGCGTCAAGAGGCAGATTTCCGAGCGCAGTCAGCCGCGTGAAGCAAAACCCAGGCCGAAGACGGAAGACGTGTCCGCCATGATCTCGATCGACAGCATCGAGGCGCGGGCTTTGACGAACCTCTACGCGGTTGCCCGTATCCGGCCGGCCGTCAGCAACAAGCGGGTGATCTATCCGGGCGAGGTCACGGCCCAAGTCATGGCCTTCGCCGAGGGTGACTTCCCTGAGCAGAAGGATTGGGTGTGGATCGAAGACTACCCGCGATCGTCGCGATGGGAGGCATTCATCGCAAAATACGTGAGGGCCGCACGGCCGCCGCTCGTGCAACGCGTCGGGACAAAGACCGGCTTCTTTGCGCCAAAGCCATGGCCGCCGAACATAGACGGTACCTGGCCTCCGGCAACGGAGCTCATGAGCGAGCAGGATTACAACGATCTCAGGTGAAACAGGCGAGGACACGATGCAGACGGCAATGAAGGGAAATCTCGGGGACGTGCGGAAGGCGCTCCGCGACGTCAGCGTTGGCGATGTGGTCGACTACGTCGATCCATGTGATCCGCTCTCGGCGGAGATCGTGCCGAATGCGACGCCGCGTTGGCATGTTCTGGAGACGCGGTCAAACCATGAGCGTGTGGTCGGTGCGCACCTGGTCGCGCGGCGCTTCGGGATGTACGTACCGGAGACGGAGGAGGATATCGTTCGTCGCGGTCGCAAGCTCCATGTCACTCGGCTGATGTTTACCGGTTATGTCTTCGTCTTCGTCTGGGACATCATGGCCCACATGAGCAGGCTGGAGACGATCCCCGGCGTGGCGCGCGTACTCTGCCATCCGCCGACGCCTGATGGGCATCCGGCGACGCCTGTCATCATCCCCGATAAGGCGATCGACATCGTCCGTGTCGAGGAAAACAAGAAGCGGCCGCTTCGGGCCGTTGTGGATGACGAGGTCATAGGCAAGAAAAGGGGTCGGAAGCGGCGCAGGGTGAAGACGTGGGAGGATAGGCTCCGGGCGGAGCAGGAGGAGGCCGCCAACGACATCATCGATATTCGGTCGTGGGATGCGTTCCGAGATGCGATCTCGACGCTTGACGCCGGAGGAAGGAATCAGTCACTCCTACGTGCGCTTGGCCTCTCCTCGTAGCCGCTGGCGGTTGACCTGTCAGGTTCGGGGCTCGGAGATGGTGGATGGAAGTGGGAAACCCTCGCTTCGCCAAGCTCTCACTATGTCCCGAACGATAGGTCTCATGCCGGCACGGCCAAGGATCTTCCATGCGCCTGGATTGCCATCCAGGCGCGAGGCAAATGCCGATCGTGATGCACGGCGGGGAAGTGCGCGGGCGCGCGGTTATGATGCAGAGTTCGATCGCGCATCAATCGCCTTCAAGCGGGAGCATCCGCTCTGTCTGGGATGTGGCGCCGTCGGTCGTATCTCTGCGACCGAGGTCACCGACCACGTAGTGCCCCACAAGGGCGACATGGTCATCTTCTGGGACCGGACGAAGTGGCAGCCTGCTTGTCGCTGGCATCATGATATCGTCAAGCAGCTCCTCGAGCGGAGGTTCGCCAAGGGCGAGCTCGCAGCCGCCGAATTGTGGCTCAATAGCAACGCAGCGATCCGTCTGACGCGCGAGCTGACCGAATAAGGGGGGGGTACCGAAAAGTCCCTCGTTTCGGGCTTAGGACCGGCGGCCCCGTCTCGCATTTTTTTCCGGGAAATTCGGCCAACTATTTTTTTTATGCCGTCAATGGAGAGTATGTGAATGCCCCGTGGGCGACGAGCGGCGGACCCTCAGGATCAGATTGATCAGGGCAATCCGAGCAAGCGCAGCAAGCGGTCGATCGACCGGGCCGTGATCGAGGCGGAGCGTTTTGCGCAAATGTTGTCGGATGCTCCGAAGGAGGGCGACGATTATCTGGCGCCGCCGCGCTTTATCGACGATCCGCGCCTCGCGCATGCCGTCACCGTGTGGAAGGAGTATGCGCCGCGGCTCGACCGCATGAACCTGCTGGCGCGGACCGATCGCCACCTCTTTGCGCTGTTTTGCGTCTATGTTGCCGAGTTCGTCCAGGCCAACGATGACGTCCTGAAGCGCGGATATTCGGTGATGGTGCCGACTATCGCCAAGGATGCCAACGGCAAACCCGGCAAGATGCCGCGCGAAAATCCCTCCGTCGGCCGGCGCGATCATGCCGCCGAGATGATGATCGAGTTGTCCGTCAAGTTTGGGCTGACGCCGATGGATCGCGCCAAGCTGATCCGCGAGAGCGCTGTTCGCTTCGACGAGGAGACGCTGTTCGGTCGCCGACGCGAGAGCGCGCCGATCGCCGCCGATGCCGAAGTGGCCATGCCGGCACCCGCGCCGGCGCCGGCGGATGGCGTCGGTTCGATGCGGCGGCTCGATTCCCCGCCGCCCGGGAGCCGGCCGAACTGACAATACATGGATCTCCAACCCTCAACGGAGACGTCCAGCGCCGCGATCGCAGCGGTTGCCGTCGCTCAGCTCTACCCCGAACCTGAATGGATCGCGCGCGCCGCCGACGAGTTCGGTTATCAATGGGCGCGCATCGCATGGCAGCGCGCCGCGACGGTGCCGGGCGCCTGGTTCGATGTCGCGAAGGCGCAAGCCGTCGTCGAGTGCTGGCCGAAGTGGTTCACGCTGACGGTCGGGCGCTTCGCCGGCAAGCCGTTCCGCCTCAGTTTCTGGCAGGAAGTCGTCGTTCGGCTCCTTGTCGGCTGGAAGCGCCCGATCGACGTCATCGACGAGGTCACGGGCGCGCCCAAGCAGCTCTACGTGCGCCTGTTCCAGGAGTTGCGCCTCTGGATCCCGCGCAAGAACGGAAAGAGCGAATTTCTCGCAGCGCTCGGCCTGCTGTTCTGGTTCTGGGAAGGCTCGCGCCGCGGCCAGGGCTTCTGTTTCGCGCACGACGAAAACCAGGCGCGAGAGGTCTTCGACAAGATGGGCGATATGATCGTCTATTCGACGACGATGTCGGCAGGGATCCTGCAGCGCGCGAAGAACTTCTGGATTCAGGAGATGAAATCCCCGTTCCGGCTCATGCCGGGCAAGGCCAAGGGCAAGCACGGCCGCGCGCCGACGGTCACGGTCGGCGACGAGATGCACGAATGGGTCAGCCGCGAGCTCGCCGACACGCTGCGACAGGGTGAAGGAGCCTCGCTCGAGCCCATCCGCCTTTACGCATCGACCGCAGGCCTGAAGTCGCAGAAAACAGGCTATTCGTTGTGGGACGAGAGCCAGAAGGTGCTCGACGGCCGTGTCGACGATCCGACCATGCTGGTTGTGATCTTCGCAGTCGAGGAGGAGGCCGATTGGCGCGATGAACGGAACTGGGCGCTCGGCAATCCGTCGCTCGGTCTTTCGCCGACCCTCCAGTTTCTGCGCGGCGAGGCGGCGCGCGCGGAATCATCGCTCGCCGCGGAAGCCGCGTTCCGCCGATACCATCTCAATCAGTGGGTTGAGGAATACAAGCGCTGGATTCCGCTGCGACGCTGGGATGCGTCGGTCGACGACAAGGAAGGCTGGCGCCGGCTGCCGGATGAACTGCGCGGTCGCAAATGCCACCTGGCATTCGATTCGACGTGGACGCACGATTTCGCGGCGATGTGCCTGCGCTTTGAGCCGATCGAGCCGGACGAGAAGGTCAAGTTCCTGTGGACCTTCTGGCTGCCAGGCGAGACCATCGAGCGCCGCGCGCGCGAGGAGCAGGTGCCGTTCGACAAGCTGGCGAAGGACGGCGCGATCATCGAGGTGCCCGGCGGCGTCTTCCAGAATGCCTTCGCAATAAAGGCGACCATCGAGGCTTTCCAGCGCTACGATGTCCAGATGATCGGCTGGGATAGCTGGTCAGCCAAAGAGTACTACAACGCCTGTGTCGCCGAGGGCATCTCCGAAGACAAGTTCCTCGAGATGCGCATGGGCGCCCGCTCGCTCGGCGAGGCGACACGGCAGTTCGAGAAGGACGTCGGCGGCAAGCGTTGCGAGCATGGCGGTCATCCGGTCGCCCGATGGATGATGGGTCACTGCAACGTCCGCTTCGACGAAAACATGAACTACGTGCCGGCGAAGAAGCGGTCGGACGATTCAATCGACGGCATCATCACTGCGGTCATGACGCAAGCGCTGTCGATGACGCCGGCCGGGCCCGATATCTCGGGCTGGCTCCGCGAAGCGGTGATGACAAAATGAGGCTCGCGCAAATTTGCGCAGCCTCGATCAAACTCCCGCCCGAGACGGCGAAGATAGGTCACTCCTGAATGAGCCTCCTGTCATGGGCGCGCCAAAAACTCAGCCTCAAGGATCCGCGGGGCTGGCTCGGGTTCCTGGGTGATACCTGGGCCGGCAAGCCTGTCACGCCGGCGAACGCACTGCAGATTTCGGCTTGGTGGCGGTCAGTCATGCTCTACGCGGAGGTGACCGGCACGTTGCCGTTGAAGTTCTACGAGAGGCTCGATAATGACGAGCGTCGGCAGGTCAAGGATCACGCCGTCGCCGATCTCATTTCGTTCGATCCGAACGTCGATCAGACAACCCAGGAATTCTGGGGCTGTCAGGCCGCGGGGCTCTGCGTCATTGGCAATAGCTATGCCGAAAAGCGGTTCATTAGACAACGCATGGTCGCGCTGCAGCCGCTGCCGCTCGATACGCAGCCTTATCGAGATTCCAACGGCGATCTGCGTTACCGCTTCTCGGATCGCGGCAAGAGCGACGATCTTTCGGCCGACAAGGTGTTCCACACCCGCGGCTTCGGGTTTGGTGGCGACGTCGGTCTTTCGCCCCTGACGTTCGCGCGGCAATCTCTGAGCCTTTCGCTGGCGACGGAAGAGGCGGCCGGTCGCACCTTTGCGCAAGGCATGCGCGCGTCAGGCTTTTTCGTCGGGCCGAAGCTGGATAAGGTGCAGCGCGACGATTTCAAGAAGGTGTTCATCGATCCGATCATCGGCAACGATGCGTCGGCGCACTACGGCATCCTCGAGAACGGCTTCGACTTCAAGACCATCAACATCCCGCCCAAGGATGCGGAGATGCTGCTGTCCCGGCGCTTCAACGTCGAGGAAATCTGCCGGTTCATGGGTGTGCCGCCGATCCTGGTCGGTCATGCCGGCGAAGGGCAGACGATGTGGGGGACGGGCGTCGAAAGCATCCTGCTCGCATGGCTCACGCTGCGGCTCGATGCGTTCCTGTCCAACATCGAAAAGTCGATCAACAAGCGCCTGCTCAAGCCCGGCGAGCGCAAGAAGTTCTTCGCTGAGTTCGACCGCAATGCCTTGCTCCGCGCCGACAGCGGCGCGCGTGCGGATTTCATCTCGAAGATGATCCAGAACGCGCAGATGACGCCGAACGAAGGCAGGCGGAAGGACAACAGGCTGCCGCTGCCGGGCGGCGACGTTCTGCTCGTCAATTCCACGCTCGTCCCGCTCACGATGGCGGGGCAGAAAGCCTCAAAGATCCAGCCGGCTCCCGGCGAGCCGATACCGGAGTGAGATGCATGAAATATCTGCACATCCTGCTCGCCTGCGCCAACGAGCCGTGGCTTCTGCAGCGGGAGAAGCTCGCCGCCGTGACACAATTCCTGCTTTTCAAAGCCAAAGGCGGAAGCTTTTCGGCGCAGGAACTGGCCGCGCGCCTCGATGGACGCCGCGAACGGGCGGTGGCGCGCCGGGCCGGTGCGGTCGCAGTGATTCCGGTCCATGGCGTGATCTCGCAGCGCATGAATCTGATGGATGAAATCAGCGGCGGCACCTCTGTCGAGCAGCTCACGTCGCAGTTCCGCGAGCTCGTGGCCGATAATGATGTCAAGGCCATCGTGATGGAGTTCGATACCCCGGGCGGCGCCGCATCCGGCGTGCCCGAACTCGCTTCCGAGATCCTGGCTTCGCGGGGCGGGAAGCCGATCATTGCGCAAATCAACAGCCTTGCCTGTTCCGCGGGATATTGGCTGGCATCGGCGGCCGATGAAATTGTGGTGTCGCCGAGCGCATCGGCCGGGGCGATCGGGGTCTACACGATCCACGAAGATATCTCCGAGACCCTGAAGAACGAGGGTATCAAGGAGACGCTGATCTATTCCGGAAAATACAAGGTCGAGGGCAACGAGTTCGAGCCGCTCTCGGACGAAGGCCGCCAGTTTTTCCAGACGCGCGTCGATGAAATCCACAGCGAGTTCATTGACGCGGTCGCTGCCGGCCGCGGTGTTTCGGCTGACGTAGTCAGCGAGGAATACGGGCAGGGCCGCTATTTCCGGGCCAGGGAGCTGATGCGCCGCGGCATGGTCGATCGCATCGGCACGCTCGATGATACGCTGGAGCGCTTCGGCGTTCAGATGCGGCCTCAGGTTCAGCGCGAAAATGCGCGCGCGGACCGGCTCAAGATGAAGCTTTTGGCTGGGGTCCAGCCGACCACCCGTGAACTGGAGGATGGCCTGAAGGGATTTCTTGGCCTCTCCAATTCGGAAGCGGAGCGTGCCGTCAAGCTCCTCGCCAAGGGTGAACCTCACGGGGACCGTGAGCCTGGGAAGGTCCCGGAACAGACGGACCACGCCGCGGTCCAGCGGGAACTCGCCGAGATCCGGCGGACGCTCGATCGCTTCACCATCCCCAAACTCTGAAGGAATTCTTCAATGAAAAAGCTCTACATCGCGCTCGGCGCGGTGGCGGTCGTCGGCGCCATCGCGCTGCTGATCGCATTCGACGGCGGCTCGCTGCTCCATGCGACCGCCGGCCATTCCGGCTTGTTCACGGCATCGGCGGCGGCTGCCGCCGTGACGGTCGATGATCTGGCCAAGCTGAACACCGAGCTCGGCAAGATCAGCGATCAGGTCAAGAACTTCGCCGAGGACATCAAGGCGAAGTACGACGCCGGTCAGACCGTCACGACCGAGCTGAAGGAAAAGGCCGACAAGGCGCTCTCCGAGCAGGCCGAAATGCGAGGCCGCCTCCAGGAGATCGAACAGATCGTCGCGCGCCGCGCCTCGCCTGACAAACCGGCATCCGCCAAGACGCCGGGCGAGTTGTTCATCGAGAACGAAAAGGTCAAGGCCTTCTGCGCCGAGAAGTCGAGCCGCGGACGGGTCCGCGTCGACATGGCGACCATCACTTCTGCCAGCAACTCCGCTGGCGCGCTGGTCGAGCCGATGCGTATTCCCGGCATCGTCTCGCTGCCCGAGCGGCGTCTGACCGTGCGCGATCTGCTCACGCCCGGCCGCACCGGTCAGAACGCTGTGCAGTTCGTCCAGGAGACGGGCTTCACCAATAATGCGCGGGTGCAGTCAGAGGGCACGCTCAAGGGCGAATCCAATATCGCCTTCGAGCTGGTGACCAAGTCGGTTTCGACCGTGGCCCATTTCCTGGTCGCATCCAAGCAGATTCTCGATGATGCGCCGATGCTGCAGTCGCACATCGATGGCCGTCTGCGCTACGGGCTGGCCTACAAGGAGGAGGATCAACTCCTCAACGGAGACGGCACTGGCGTCAATCTGCACGGCATCCTGCCGCAGGCGACGGCCTACTCGCCGGCTTTCTCGCCCGTCGGTGGCACGATGATCGATACCATGCGGCTCGCGATCCTGCAGTCGGAGCTCGCGGAGTTTCCGGCGACGGGCATCGTGCTCAATCCGATCGATTGGACCCGGATCGAGCTGACCAAGGACGAGGAGGGGCGGTACATCTTCGCCAACCCGCAGAACGTCGCCGGTCCGATGCTGTGGAGCCGGCCCGTTGTCGCCACCCAGGCGATGGATCCGGACGACTTCCTGACCGGCGCGTTCCGGCTCGGCGCCCAGGTGTTCGATCGCGAAGATGCCAACGTCGAGATTTCGACCGAGGACAGCGACAATTTCCGCAAGAATCTCGTGACGATCCGTGCCGAGGAGCGGCTGGTGCTCGCTGTCTATCGGCCGGAAGCCTTCGTTTACGGCGATTTCGGCAATATCTCGGGCTGACGATAACGGAGGCTGGGCAAATCTGCCCAGCCTCCTCCCTTTGGTCCCGGCAACGACCTCTATGAAAAGCGCAGCAACTGGCTCGATCAGCAGCTATGGCTACAAGGTCTCGAAGCGCGCACCGCCCTCAAATCAGGTCGAAAAAATTATCACGCTGTCGGACGGCAGCCTTTGGGAGTGAACGATGATTCCGATGAAGGCGCTTCGTACGTTTCGTGGCGAACATGAAGGTAAGGTGCGGCTCGGCCGCGAGTTCAGGGCGGCGACGGAGCGTCGTGCTGACGCGCTCGAGCGTGTCGGGCTTGCGATTCGACTGACGCCGCCAGTTCCCATTGCGGAGGTCGATCTGCCGGAGAACAGGGCGGCCCAACTCGGCCCTTTCGTTTCAGTTGGTGGCCTGATTGGCGGGGACAGTGCTGCGTCATCGTCGCGTCCGGCCCCAGTGCCAGCGGCACGGACGTCGGCGCCGCAAGAGGCTGGGCGCGGGTCCTCGCCATCAACGAATCCTGGCGCCTCGCGCCCTGGGCGGACGCGCTCTACGGATGCGACGGCGCCTGGTGGCGCAAATCCGGCGCCGCGGGACAGTTCAAGGGCTTGAAGCTCTGCCAGGATGCTGCCGTCTGTGCGGCCATCCAGCCGCTGCACAAAATCGAGGTGAAGAGTGGCGCCGACGAATGGCTTCTCGATGAGCCGGGACGGATCGGCGATGGCGGCAACAGCGGGTTTCAGGCGATCAATCTCGCGCTGCAGTTCGGCGCCAGCAAGATCATCCTGGTCGGTTACGACATGCGGCTCGATCGCGGCGTCCACTGGCATGGCCGCCATGGTTCAGGTCTCAACAACCCGCGCGACGTGAATGTCATGAGATGGCGCCGCGCGATCGACGCGGCGGCTCCGACCGCGGCTCGCCTCGGCGTCCGCATCATCAATGCGAGCATGGAATCCGCCCTGTGCGCCTATCCCAAGATGAGCATCGAACAGGCGTTGGCGTGCTGACGGTGACGCAGGTGCCGGACACCATCCCGGTCGCACTCGATCTCGCCAAAAAGCATCTTCGCCTCGATAGCGATGACGAGAACGATCAGCTCGAGATCTATCTTCGGGCTGCGATCGATTATGTGCAGAGCGCGACCACGCGCATCCTGGCTCCAACGGAGTTTGATTATCGCGTCCATCTGCATGGACGAAGGATCGATCTGCCGCGCTCCCCGGTGCGCGAGGTGATCGAGGTTTCGGCGATCGAGGACGGCGTGGCAACCCCGATGGCCCTGAGCGACTGGCGCCATGTCCCGGCGTCTTCCGGCGGGCGCGTAGAACTATCGTCATTTCATGATGGCACGATCGGTGTGGTATTCACGGCCGGCTATGACCTGCCCGGGCAAACCGGATCCGGTGATGATCCGGCGTTCCGCCGGCCCGATCTGGCGGTCGCTGTCGTGCTCCTGTTGACCGGCCATTGGTTCGAGCATCGCGAAGCGGTATCGGACGTCCAGACCTATCCGCTGCCCTTCGCTGTCGACGCGATTCTCCAGCAATTGCGGATCTATCGTTGAGCATCGCATAGGAGATCGAATGGCTGAGGAACTGGATGCCGCGATCTGGCTGGAGGTGCGGCCCGATCGGGTGCTCGTCATCGATCAGGGGACTGACGTGATCCTTTGCGATCGCAATATCGGAAATGATCTGTTGCTGCGTCTCTCGCCGGAAGCTGTGAAGGAATTGCGGGCGCAGCTTGATACCAAGCCTCGGGGGGGGGCCGACAAGGCGTTGTCACAGAATGTTCGCTCTTGGTTCGAAGCGGAAGGGTGTTTCCAAAATGAGACAAAACCTTTCGCGAACAGCAATAATCTAGCCTCGAAAATCTACTGAGAACAAATCGCGGCCCTTCTGGCTGCACCGCTTCAAAAGATTGCCTGCGCAAATTTGCGCAGGCGCGGGATCGACTGATGCCCCCTCTTCTCATCCGTGGCATGCACGGCCTCGGCGACAATATCAGGCAGCGGGCGATCGTCCGCCAGCTCATGCGCGAGCGTGACGTCTGGATCGAGAGCTCCTGGGTATCCGTCTATCACGACCTGATCGTGGATGGACTGAAGGTTCTGCACAAGCAGACCCGGCTGCGGACGCAGGCGAAGAATGCGGCGCGCGAGCGGGCATTGTTCTGCGGCTCGCGCCCGCCGGCCGGCGCCAGGCTGCTCAGGATCGACTATCCGCCGGCGGAGGTGCGTCGTCATGGATCCGTGATGGCGGCCATGTGCGCGGCGGCCGGAACCGATGCGGCGACGGCTGACTTCCGGCTTCCGGTGCCGCCGCATTGGCGAGCGAAAGCCTCGGCGTGGCTCGATCGCTGGAATCCGGACCGGCCTTTGATGCTGTACCGTCCGCTGGTGGATCGTCCGGCTGATTGGGGCGGCTGCAATGCGCGCAACCCGGATCATGCCGCCTATGCTGCGCTGTTCAGGTCGATCCGTGACCGCTTCTTCGTCGTCTCGATCGCCGATCTTATCCCCGGCAAGGAATGGATCGTCGGCGAGCGCATTGAGGCGGACGCGAAATGCCACGCCGGCGAGCTCGAATTCGAAACACTCGCCGCGCTCACGGCGATGTCGGCGCTGGTTTATTGCTCGCCGGGTTTCGCCGGCGTGCTGGCCCAGGCGGTCGGGACGCCGGTCGCAATGATCTTCGGCGGCTATGAGCGGTCGGCGTTCTTCTTCGCGGGCGCGAAAGATGCGCCCGTCCTCGGCATCGATCCCGTCAACCCCTGTGAATGTTTCAGCCATCATCATGCTTGCAGAAAAGCGATCGACGTTGCCAGTGCCAGCGTCCGCCTCGATCTATTCGCCGCCGCGGCGGCCGAGCGTCACGATCACTCCGCCCAACGCGGACTTGTCGGGGCTGCATAGCCGCTACGTCAATCCCGGCGAGCTCGACGTCCTGATTCACCTGATCGCGGGCGTCGGTGCGCGAACGGTGCTCGAGATCGGCGCCAATACCGGCCGCACGGCCAAGGCGATCCTGCGGAACATCCCCGGTATCGAGCGCTATTTCGCGGTCGACGTGCCCGCGGACTACCGCACGCCAATGACCGTACAGCGCAAGGAAGTGCAGTCAAATCCTGGTGCGCTCGCCATGGATGATCCGCGCTTTCGCCTCATCATCTGCGGACGCGGCTCGTTCGACCTGATGCCGGGCGACCTGCCCAAGATGGATGCCGTCTTCATCGACGGTGGTCACGAGGCGGCCGCTGTGCGCCATGACTACGCGCTGGCCCGGGCGCTGCTCAACCCGGGCGGAATCGTGATCTTCCACGACGATCATGGCCGTGACGTGGTCGACGTCAGTGTCGTGCTGGATGACCTGCATGACGAGGGATCGCAGATCGTGCATGTCACCGGCACCTGGCTGGCTTTCGAGAGGACATGATGGCGACGGTCGACATCAAGGCACTGCAGTTGGTCACCGTGAAGGTGACGCTGCCGAGACTATGGAAGCCGCGCCTCTGGCTCTGCGCGAGACTGATGATTTTTGCTGCATGGATTGCGGGCATGGCCTGCACGGTCGACGTGGTCGGAAAAGACGATGCGAGTGGGCAGTCTCAATAAGCGTGTCACATTCCAGCGCTTCACGACGACGTCGGATGGGGCTGGAGGGTCGATACGGACATGGGCCGACTTTGCGACGGTCTGGGGCCAGTTCTCGCCTGAGCGGGCGCGGGAGCGCATCCAGCAGGGCCGCATCGCGTCGGCGCAGGCCGGCGTGTTGCGGATCAGATCCTCGAACGTCACGCGGCAGATCGATGACACGTTCCGTGTCCTGGTTGACGGCGTGACGATGAATATCCGCTCCGTCATCAACCCGGACCAGCGGAACGACATGATCGAGATCGCGATCGAGACCGATGGCGCTGCGGGCTAAGGTTACGCGCCAGAGCCGCGACGCCGTGATGAAACGGCTGCGCGAGTTGGTCCCGGAGGCGGAAGAAGCGGCGGCTGCGGCTCAGGAGGTCTCAGCGAAGGAGCTCGCCGAGGCGATCAAGGCCCGCGCGCCGCGAGACAGCAATGAGTACGTCAACTCGATCGAGGCCGTGCGCCTGGCCGGACGCAACGACGATCGCAAGCCGGTCGGCATCGAGCAGACCAAGGATCCGAATGCCTGGGGCATTGTTGCGCTCTACATCTGGCGCTTCATCGAGTTCGGCACCAGGCCGCATGCGATCAAGGCGCGGAAGAAGCCTCGGCTTGTCTTCAGGATCGGCAACAAGGTGGTCCGGACGGCGCAGGTGGCCCATCCCGGCATGAAGGCGCGGCCGCACATCTTCCCGACCTATCGGGCGATGCGAAAGCGGATAAGGCGGCGCGTCGCGGCCGCGATCAACAAGGCGATCAAGGCGAGGCGGGCAGGCGATGTCTGACGGATCGTTCGAACTGCAGGCGGCCATCGTCTCGATCCTGAATGGGTTGGTGCCCGCGCTCGCCGCCGGTGGGGTGCATGCGCCGGCGCCTCAGGACAATCCATTGCCGTATGTCGAGATCGGCGAAAGCGATGCGGTCGCCGCCGATGTTCAGACCCGCGCGGGTCAGGCCGAGACTGTTACCATCCATGTCTGGACCGATCCCGGCAGCTTTGCGCCGGCCAAGCAGATCATGTCCCGGATCCGCGACGCCCTGCATGGAAAGAAGTTGACCGTCTCTGGTCGGTCGGCGGCTCTCGCCAATGTATCGAGTACCAGAGTGTTCGCCGATGACGACGGCGAGAGCGTTCACGGCGTCGTCACCCTGTCCGTCAACCACTTTGGCCCGAAGGAGGGCTGATCCATGAGCCAACAGAATGCCCGCGAGCTCGTCATCAAGCGCGGCAACGGGATGAGCCCGGAAACCTTCACCTTCGTGTGCGGCATCCGCACACGCACGTTCCAGATGTCGAACGCGCAGATCGACACGACCGTGCCGAGCTGCGAAAATCCGGCCAATCCCATCGTCGCGACGGCGCGGCCCGGCCGGCAGACCATCACGTTCTCCGGCGACGGCCTGTTCGACAGCGATGTTGTCGGCAAGGCCGTCGCTGACGACGCCCGGACGCAGGCGATCGATGTCAACTATCAGGTCATCGTGCCCGGCTACGGAACATTCGAAGGTCCATTCTTCGTGTCTGATTTCCAGTTGAATGGTGACATGGAAGATCCGCTGGCCTTCTCGGCAACCTGGGTGCCGCTGTCCGGTGACGCGCTCGAATTCACGCCGGCCGCCTGATGCCGGTCGCATGCAATGCGGAGCGGGGCGAGGTCCCGCTCACGGTCGGCGGCATCGAGCTCGTGATCGCCGCCGAGATGAGTAGGCTGGCCGCCCTGTCGAGCCGGCTCGGCTGCCAGTCGTTCATGGAGCTCTACCTGAAGCTCGCCGGCGTCGAGCTGGCCGCAAGCCTGGCGGCGGTCGAACTGCTCGCGGTGAAGGGCGACGGCGCCAAGGCGGTGGCCGCCATGACGATCGCCGATCTGCCGGCCTGCAAGGACGCCTTCATGGCGGCGCTGCTGCATCATGCGGGCAAGCAGCGGGGAAACGGGGAAACCGCCAGGGAAGTGACGACATAGTCATTCCCTGGCGGGATTGGCTCGGTGCCGCGGTGGTGCGCCTCGGCTGGAAGCCGGGAGATTTCTGGTCGGCCACACTGACAGAGTTCTTCGTCGCGCTCGACTTCTGGGCGGAGGTCAATGGCTTGAAGAGGCGCATCGACGCTCCGACGCGCGAGCGGCTTGAGGAGTTGAAACGGAAATATGGCTGATCTTGAACAGTTGGTGCTCTCGATCTCGGCGGACACGCGCCAGATGCAGCGCGCGCTGCAGCGCCTGGTCGGGGATACCCAGCAGGCTGCCGACAGCGTCGACAAGGCCTTCAGTGCTGCCCCGCCGAAGATCGATAATGTCGCGAAATCGCTTGGCAAAACGCAGGCAGCGACAGCAAACCTTGCCGCACAGTTTCAGGATATCGCCGTGCAGCTCCAGGGCGGCTCCTCGCCGCTGACGGTTGCGCTACAGCAGGGAACCCAGATCAGTCAGGTTATCGGTCAGCAGGGGGCGACGGGTGCAGTCAGCCTGCTGGGCTCGGCATTTGCATCGCTCCTCAGCCCGGTATCATTGGCCACCGTCGGCGTCATCGCCCTGGGCGGTGCGGCCGTACAGTACGGCCTCAAGGCGCTCGGTGCCGTCAACAATCTCGACGAGGAGATCAAGAAGCATGAAGAACTGCTGAAGTCGTTGAAGGACGCTTGGGGTGATGTCGGCAAAGGCGTCCAAATCTCCGCCAAGGAGAGTTCCGATGTCTTGAAGGCGTTGCTCAATATCTCGACGGACAAGCTGCAGAAGGACTTCGATCGGCTAGCCAAATCCGCCGCATCGCCAGGCCAGCAGATGGCTCAGTTCGTCGATGAATTCGGGCGCGTTATCGATACCGGAGCCGACAAGTTCGCGCCGTTTCGCAAGGCAATCGACGATTTCAACGGATCGGTGCGGGCAGGCAAACCCGACGTCGCCGCATTTCGGCAGGCGATATCCGAGATCATCAACAATAGCGCAGACCAGAGTGTTCGTGCGCTTGGCGGTGAGCTGCTCGAGGCCAGCAAGAATGCCGGTGAGCTGGCCAACAATCTGCGCGCCACGGCTGATGCGGGCAAGCAATTGTCCGTCGCCGCGCTCGCCGCGGCCGCGATCAACAAGAGCTTTGGCGATGCCATCGACAAGCTGAAGAGCACGGTGACGCCAAATCTTGATGATCGCGAAAAGATCATGAAGAACTATACCGACGCGATGAAATCGGCGAACAGCGATGACAAGCAGCTCGCCGCGATGGCCGAGCGCGATAACCAGCTCGCCATTCTGTCCGCCAACGAACGGAAGAAGGCGGCGGAGGAAGCTGCCGGCGCTGCGGAAGCCGCACAAAAGCGTTTCGATGCCGCGCTAAATTCCACGTCGCGGCGGACGGCGAGTGTTCAGGGCGAGATCGAAGCGATCGGAAAGGGCGCCGGAGAACTCGCAAGGCTTGAGACTCAATATCGTCTGACCGAACAGGCGCAACAGTCGTTCGGGAAGGTGACACCGGAGGTTGCAGCAGGTATCGGCAAGGTCGCGTCTGCCGCCGGCATTGCCGCCGATGCGCTGTCGAAAGCCAAGGTGGCTTCACAAATCGACTTCGGAAACAAGACGGCGTTCCTGTCCGATCAGGATGTCAAGATCGCGCAGCAGCTCGCCTCGATCTACGGCAACGATGTCGCGTCCGCGCTGAACTCGAGCTACGCCGCCGCGATCACGCTGAACGATGCCTTGCGCGGCACGTCGGCGGCGCTGTCGAACGACCTCACCAGTGGCCTGACGGACATCGTGTCCGGCTCCAAGTCCGCCAAGGACGGGGTCAAGGACATGGCAGCCTCGATCATCCGCGACATGGAGCAGATCATCATCAAGCTGACCGTGGTCGGACCGCTGATGCGGGCTTTGCAGACCGGCTTCAATTCGCTGGGCATTGGAAATCTGCTCGGCGGCGGGACGTCCTCGGCCGTCGGCAATCCGACGGTCATTGGCAGCCTCTTTGCCGAAGGCGGCTATACAGGCCGGGGCGGCAAGTATCAGGCGGCGGGGCTTGTCCACAAGGGAGAGGTGGTGTGGTCGCAGCGCGACGTGGCCCGCGCCGGCGGCGTCGGCGCCGTCGAGGGCATGCGGCTGCGCGGCTATGCCGACGGTGGCGTGGTGGCGCCCTCGTTTCCATCGGTGCCGCGCGGGCCGGGAGCACCGACCAACAACATCTACATCCAGGGCGCGCCATCGCAGCCGTCCGTTTCCACCAAGCCGAATGCGACCGGCGGGCAGGACATCTCGGTCGTCTTCCGCGATGCGGTGCGCACTGTGGTCAACGGCGATCTGTCCAGCGGAACCGGGCTGGCGCAGAGCCTGAAGCAGTTTTCGAGCGCCGGCGCGTTCCGGGGAGCGTAGATATGCCATTGCCAAGCTGGCCGGCGGGCGTGCCGATCATCCCGAGACTGGAAGAATTTCAGCCCGTACAGCGGCTCCTGCCGCCGATCGCAACCGAAATGGAAGGGGGGAACGTACGTCTTCGGTCGCGGCCGGGCGACAATGTCGGGACGCTTCCGCTGCGCATGCGGATGACGTTGGCCCAATTCTCGACATTCACGGCTTGGTGGAAGGTGACGCTCAATAACGCCACGGCGCGGTTTACCGCGAACGTCTTCCTTGGCGATGCCTGCTACAGCAAGGTCTGCCAATTCACCCGGGACGGCATTCCGCAGGATCAGTTCGTCGACAGCGATACGGTCGATGTCTCGATGACCTTGCGGGTTTATGACATCTGATGCCGACACACAGTGAAGCCCTGCTCGAGGCCTATGCCTCCTGTCCGCCGAGCGCGCGCATCTACTATACGCTGGAAATCTGGCAGGCGTCGTTCGATCAGCCGGCACGCGTGGTCGCCAATGTCGCTGATGATACGAGCTTCGGCATCGAGGCGGCCGCGCCGCGCAATGCGGGCGAGACCGTGACGTTCATTGCCTGTCCGTTTCAGGCGAGCTATCCGGAGCAGCGGGAGGGGCAGGCGCCGCAGACCGCGATCAAGATCGACAACGTCAACCGTTTCCTGGTGCCGAAGCTTCGGGCCGCGATGTCGGTTCGCCAGTACATTCAGGTGCTGTATCGCGAGTATCTCGGCAACGACCTGACCGAGCCGGCCTATGGGCCAGTGGAATTCGAGCTGCGCAACGTGCGGATGGTCGGCGCGTCGCTCACCGGGACCGTCATGGTGAAGAACCTGCAGAACAAGCGCTTCCCGCGGCTCACCAAGAACTACGATTACATCCAGTTTCCGAGCCTGCTGCCGACGTGACCCGCTCCGAATTCCTCGTGCCCCTGATCGGCGAGCCCTGGGCGTGGCAGTCCCGCAACTGCTGGGATTTCGCGTGCCATGTCCAACGCGAACTGTTTGGCCGGAATCTGCCGGCAATCGCGGTACCGGAGGCCTTCAGCAGGCGCTGGGTATTGGATGAGTTCGCCGCGCATCCGGAGCGGGCGCTGTGGCGCGAGATCCCGGAAGGGCCCGGCGGCCTGGTCATGGCCGCTGACGGAGCGCTGGTCTTGATGGCGCATCTGCGTTTCCCCGCGCATATCGGCGTCTGGTTGCGGCCGGAGGCGCGGGTCATCCATTGTGACGGCAAGACCGGCGTCGCCTGTGAGACGCCCTTGGCCTTGCGCCAGATGGGCTGGAAAAAGTTGACGTTCTTCGAACCGAAGGAATGATCCGATGGATCTGATTGTCGATCTGATCGACCAACTCATTGAGGAACGGATCAGGGTTGCCCTCGCCGATTCCAATTGGAACGGCAAAGACGAAAACAAAATCGTCGTTCTCAAAGAAAAGATTAGGCGCGTCCTAGTCGAGAACATTCCGAACAAGTAGCCATCTATGCACGCTCCACTTCCCAAGATCACGGCCAAGCCGCTGCCGCAGCGCTCCCACGCGCGTCGTGAGCGGCGCAGCGATGCTGCTCGGCGTCCAGTGCTGCATGTCGTGATGCCCGGCATCGAGGTCGCCAGCGAGTTGCCGCGCAAAGGAGAGACGGTGACAGCCTTCCTGCGCCGCTCGGGCTGGGCGACGCGCGATCGATGCTATGGCTGGCAGTTCCGCAAGGGCCTGCCGACCGTCCTTGAGATCAATGGCGAAGCAGTGCTGCGCAGGGAGTGGCGCCGGCGGCGCATCGGCACGGCCGATGCCGTGCGTTTCGTCTCCTATCCGCTGGGAGGTGGCGGCAACGGCAGCACCGGCAAGCAGGTGATCGGCCTGGTCGCCCTGATTGCCGTCTCCGCCTTTGCGCTGTGGGTGCCGGGCGCGATCGGCCTCGCTGCGGGGTCGTTTGGGGCACTTGCGACGACGGCCGCGATCGGCATCGGCGGCTCGCTGCTGATCAATGCCTTGACCGCGCCGAAGGCCGGCGCCACGAACGCGCCGGATTCAACGCAGGACCAGATCTATACGGCCGCGGCGCAGGGCAATGCTGCGCGGCTCGGCCAGCCGCTGCCGGTCTGGTATGGCCGGCTGAAGCGCTATCCGGACTTCGCCGCGGCGCCCTGGAGCGAGTTCGTCGGCAACGAGCAGTATCTCAACGTGCTCCTGTCGGTGACGATGGGCAGTCTGGAGTATGAAAACCTGTTCATCGACGATACGGTCCTGTGGGATGCAGACGACGGTATCTCCGCTTCGTATCCCGAGGCGCAGGTCGCCTTCTACGAGCCGGGCGAGGAGGTCACGCTCTTCCCGGCCAATGTGGCGACCTCGGAGGAGGTCTCCGGGCAGCAGCTTCCGGATGGCACAGGGACCACCGGCGGATTCTTCGTCGCACCATCGTCCAGGACCTCCGGCGAATGGATCGGACCGTTCGCGGCCAACCCGCCCGGCACGCTCGCGCAGTCGCTGGCTGTCGATTTCGTGATGCCGGCAGGCGTTGCGACCTTCAACCCGGGCAACAATGGCGGCCGCGTCGGTTATGGCACGGTGCCGCTGACGGCGGAGTATTGCCCGATCAATGACGCGGGCGCGCAGATCGGCCCGTTCGCGACGCTGTTCTCCGGCACGTTCAGCTACGGCTCGACCAGCCCGATCCGCGACAGCCGCAAGATCGACGTCGGGCCCGGCCGCTATGCGGTGCGCTTCCGCCGCGACGATGCGGCGTTCTCGAGCGAACTCGGCTCCAACCAGGTGATCTGGGCGGGCCTGCGCGCGTTCCTGAAGGGCAGCAATTCGTTTCCGGACGTCTCGACGGTGGCGATCCGCCTCAAGGCCTCGCAATCGACGCAGGGCTCCTTCAAGTTCGGGGTGCTGGGCACGCGCAAGCTGCCTGTGTGGGATGGGTCGACCTTCGTCACGCAGGCGACCCGCAATGGCGGCTGGGCATTCTATGATGCTGCCGCCAATGCGCAATATGGCGCGGGAATCTCGCTCTCGAAGATCGATTTCAACGGCGTCGTCGCGTTCGCGGCCGGCTGCGACGGCCGGGGCGATACGTTCGATTATTGCTTCACGTCCGCCGCGGCGGTCCCGGAAGCGCTCGAAAAGATCCTGACGCCGGCGAGGGCCCGGCACTTCTGGCTGGGCGATACCATCTCGGTCGTACGTGACGAGTGGCGCGACGTGCCGACCATGCTGCTCACGGATCGGGAGATCGTGCGCGATTCCACGCAGGTCGGCTTTACCATGCTCGGGGAGGAGGATCCCGATGCGGTGATCATCGAATACGTCGACCAAGAGACCTGGCGGGCGGCTCAGGTGCAGTATCCGCCGAACTCGCCGACATTCACCGCGCAGAATGCCGAGGTGAAGCGCATCGACGGCATGATCATCCGGGCCAACTGCTATAAGGAAGCCGCCTTCTACTACCTGCAGTCCATCTATCGCCGCGAGACGGTCGAGATCGGAACGGAATATGAGGGGCGCGCCATCACCTTCGGCTCGGTGCTGCGGGTGCAGTCCGAGCTCCCGGAAACCTACGGCTATGGGGGCGCTGTCACCGCCGTCGACGGCAACGAGCTGACCCTATCGCCGGCACCGATCTGGGATACTGGGCCGTTCTATATCCGCCTGCGGCGGCCGAACGGGACCTCCTTCGGCCCGGTCCTGGTGACGCAAGGTGAGAGTGCCGCAATCGCGGTGCTCGATGCCGGCAGTCTTGCCGATGCCGAGGACGAGCAAGGGATTACGCTCTCCGCCGTGCTGGCGCGGGAGGATGGTGGTGAGGATCCGAGCTTCGAGCTGGGGACCGGCGTATCGTCCTCCAGGCTATGCATGGTGCTGGGCGGCCAGCCGAACGGCGACCGCTGCACGCTCAGCCTGGTTGTCGATGATGAGCGGGTGCATGCGACCGATCTCGGCGATGCTCCGCTGCTGCCGGTTGGGCAATTCCCGGCCAACGACAAGGTGCCGCTGATCGTCGGGCTCAACGCATTGTTTGATCAGGGCATCGCCGAGCCGGTGCTCGCGGCGAGTTGGTTCCCGGCCGCCGGCGCGATCTATTACATCGCCGAGGTCTCCTATGATAGCGGCGCGACTTGGCAGCAGGTCCATGAAGGGCAGGGCAATCAGTTCTCGGCCGTGGTGACGCCCGCCGCCCTGACGCTGCGGGTGCAGGCGGTTACCGCAGCGGTCCGGGGTCCCTATGCCACGGTGAGCGTGAGCGCGCCGACCATCGAGATCGCCTCTGGCACGGTCGTGCTGAAATCCCTGATCGAGGGCATCCGCTACCAAGTCACGACGCTCGAGGATCAGCTCAACGACAAGATCGACGAGGCCAAGGCGCTGTTCGCGTCTGCCATCGCCGAGCAGGACGCGCTCAACTGGCTCAACAAGGCAAAGGTGCGCCACGACCTGTTCGCGGTCGCCGGCGATGCGCAGGCGCGCATCTCCACGCTGGAGACGACGCTCGTCGGCGACGAAATTGCGTTCGCCGAATTCCAGACGGAGGTCAGCGCGACGTTCGGTCCGGCGTTCTCGAGCGTCAGCACCGTGTCCGATGCAGTCGCCACGCTGGAGGGCTACGCCGCGGCCTCCTATGCGGTGACGCTCAACGTCAACGGCTACGCGACCGGCTTCGAGCTGGTCAATGGCGGCAGCGGCGTCTCCAGCTTCACGGTGGTCGCCGACAAATTCCAGATTCAGTTGCCGGGCTACAATGGCGGTGCGCCGGTGCCGGTGTTCACCACGGGCATGATCGACGGTGTGCCGGCGGTCGGCATCAGCGGCAACGTCTTCCTGGACGGCGAATTCCAAGCATCGAAGATCGCTGCGGGGTCGATCACCACGACGCAGCTCGCGGTCGGCGGCGTCGGTCTGGACAATCTGCTCGACGGTGCCGCCGCCAACGTCGCGGGATCGACCGGCAGCGGTTCGGCGGCCGTCGTGGTCGACGTCAAGAACGGTCGCGCGATCGTTTGGGGATTTGCCAGCACGGGCGGCTCCGGTGGCACCATGTCTGCCGGTCTCACCGTCGACGGCTCACCGATTTCGGGCGCGGCAGGTGGATCGGCCGCGCCGGTTACCGGAGTCGGCGGTCCCGTCGACGCGCCATTCTATACCTATGGCACGCCTCCACCGATTGCAGTGATGGGATTCGTGACGGGGTTGAGCAATGGCAACCATACGTTTGCGATCTCGGCAACAGCCCCGGCCGCTCCGTCAGTCTCTATCGTCGTACTGAATCCGCGCAGGTGACAACATGACCGCACTCGTCAGCTATTCCACCGGCACCGTCAGTGTTGCGGCCGGCGGCACGACCGTCACCGGCACCGGCACGATCTGGTCGCGCGCCAGCGTGCTCCCTGGCGACGTGCTGCAGATCGGCAATGTCCAGTCGATCATCTGCGATGTCGTGGACGTCGACGAACTGACGATCCCGCCGTGGGGCGGCGGTGAGCAAACGAGCGTCGCCTACAAGATCTGGCAGGTCTCGCCGCAACGCTTTGCCGGCGAGCAGGCGATGAAGAACGTCAATCTCGTGATGGCTGCGCTCGACACGACCGGATTCTTCTTCTTTGTCGGTGCTGACGAAGCCGAGCCGAATCCGTCCTATGGTGATGAGGGGCAGTATGGGTTCCAGCCGACCACCGGCAAGATGTGGGCGAAGGTCTCGGGCGCGTGGTCCTATCTCGGCATCTACAAGGCGTTTCAGTTGAGGGGCGCATACAGCGGTGCCACCACGTATTCCGTCGGCGATGTCGTCACAGAGTCCGGCTCGTCCTATGTCTGGATCAATGACACGTCCGGATCGGATCACGCGCCGCCGAACGCGACCTATTGGCAACTGCTCGCGTCGAAAGGCGATACGGGATCCGCTGGACTTGGTCCGGTTGCGGCATGGACAACCGGACATGACTACGTCGCAGGTCCGCCGGCTGATTATGTCAGCGACGGCGGATCCTCGTATATGTGCCTTGTCGATCATACGTCGGGAACATTTGCCGCTGATCTTGCTGCGGGCAAATGGGGACTGGTCGCGCAAAAAGGTGCGGATGGGACGGCCCCGCCGGCATATGGCGGGACGAGTGCGACGTCCTTTGCGATCGGCACCGGCTCGAAAGCGTTCACCACGCAAGCCGGGCTGGCCTACTCGGACGGCGCGCGCGTCCGCGCCAGCTCGGCCGGGAGTCCCGGCAACTGGATGGAGGGCGTTGCGACCTACGCCGGCACGACGCTCACCATCGCTGTCGACAGGACGGCGGGCAGCGGCACCTTTGCCGACTGGAATTTCAACATCGGCGGCGAGCCGGGAGACGATGGCACTTCGTCGCTCTCGGACGTCGATCGCCGGAATAGCCTGCTCGAACGAATCTATCAGGCCAAGCTGTTCGGAGGCTTCCGCCGGTTCATCAATGCCTTCGCTGATGGCTTCAAGACAAGCACCGGCATCGCGGCCGGCTCTTCGAGCAATTATGCCGTCGACACGACCAACGGATTCGTGCAGCCGACATCCGCCTATGCGGCGAACATGACGTCGCTGTTGCACTTCGACGGCAGCAACGGTTCGACGACGATCACTGAATCCGGTATCGCGCGCACCTGGACAAATCACACCGGCGCGATCAGCACCGCGCAAAGCAAGTTCGGCGGATCGTCCTATAATTGCGGCGCCGGCGCCGGATGGGTGGACACACCAGACAGTGCCGATTTTACGCTCGGAGGCAGCGACTTCACGGTCGATTTCTGGTTTTACGTTTCCGGCGGATCCGGAGCGCGGCGCTTCGCTGCAGGCCAGATGTCCAGCAGTGGCACGACCGGCGCATGGTTCACGGAATTGAACGCCTCGAACGTCCTGAGCGCGACGGTCTACAAGGCCAGCGCACAAACGACGGTGACGGGAACGACCGCGATCACGACGACCGGCTGGCATCATGCCGCCTTTGTCCGAACCGGCAATAATCTGATGCTGTTTCTGGACGGCGTGCAGGAGGGCAGCACAACGGCGTTCACCGGATCCGTGGATGATTCCGCCGATGTGCTTTCGGTCGGCCGCGGTGGTACATTGGCGTCGCTACAATGGAATGGCTACATCGACGAGTTCCGGCTGAGCAAGGGCGTTGCCAGGTGGACCGCGGGCTTCACGCCGCCGGCGTCTGCCTATGCGCCGATCGTCGACGCCATGACATTGGTCACGGCCGCGCAGACGGCGGATTCGGCGGTCGGCAATGGCCGGGTCCTGATCGAGTTCGACAATGCGGATGCGCCGACGCTCGACACCGATCTGACGGTCGAGGTGACGTGCAACGGCGGCGCCAATTGGGCGGCCGCCGCGCTGTCGTCAGTCTCGACCAATGGCCAGGGTGGCCGGAAGATCGTCGAGACTGTCGACCAGGTGTGCACGGGCGGCACGTCATTCGCCGCGCGGATCAAGACCTTCAACGGCAAGAATGTCCCGATCCACGGGGTGAGCCTGACGGTTCACTGAGGGAGCGGGTCGCGGGAGCTCTCGCTCCTGCCTTCCAAATTGTGAGGGAGTGATGGCGGTTACAATTCCGTTCTCGTCGAAGACGAGTCCGACATGTCGTTCGTCCATTTGGCGTCATCCTATGCATGGCTGGTGCCGGGTGGTTCATAATCAGCAGCATAGGTGCTGACCCCCAGTATTCCCGCCACGCCGGGAATGACCCTGCGCTGCTGCTAACGGTTATTCGTGGGGCCACCCGGCCTAAGGACTAGCCGGAAAACCTATGCTGCCTTTGTCGCGCTGCCGGTTATGACGCCACCAGCGCGGGCGCGACCTTAGCAGCTCAATTCTCGCCGAAACAGCCCCCGGCGGGGCTCTTTTCCACCAAGCCAGAACGGAGATCACCATGTCATGGCGCCTCGCGCGCGGGCTCGAGCAGCTACGCGCCCAAGTCAACGCAAAGTGGCCCAAGCGCAGCAAGGACAGCGATGGGTCGATCGGAGACACCAGCCATTCGGCGCGTGCATCCGACCACAATCCGGATGGCGCCGGCGTGGTGCATGCGATCGATATCACCCACGATCCGAAGGGCGGTTTCGACAGCTATGCCTTCGCCGACCTGTTGCTCGAGCGGCAGGATCCTCGGCTCAAATACGTGATCTCGAACCGACGGATCGGATCGGGCCCGGCCGGGCCGTCGCCTGGCGCCTGGCGCAAATATACCGGCGTCAACCCGCACGATCATCACGTTCATGTTTCGATCGTCTCGGGCGCGCTCGCCGATGACGCGCGGGACTGGGATATCGGCGAGGTGACTGCCGCAGCCCCGGTCGCCGCAACGGCCTATGTGGCGCCGCCGGCGACCCTGCGCAGGGGCGATCGCGGTCTGCAGGTCCAGACCCTGCAGGGCCGGCTGAACGCTCACGGGGCCGTCCTGAAGGTCGATGGCGACTTCGGCCCCGCGACGCTGGCCGCATTGCGGGCCTTCCAGGCGAGCGCCGGGCTCGTGCCTGACGGCATCTGCGGCCCGATGTCCTGGCGCGCGCTCGCCTGACGCTATTGCCGCCGCGCGACGGTCCTCGCGCTTTTCAAAGGAGAAAACCAATGAAGTTCATCGCGACCGCGCTCGGGACCGTGCTGGGTCTCGGGCTCACCATCCTTGCGATCCCGGCGATCGCGCTCGCGGCGGAAGCTGGCACGACCGTCTCGATTCCTGTCGGCACGTGGGTGTCCGACTGGATGCCGATCGTGTCGGGCGGACTCGCCGCGCTGGTGGCCTGGGCGCTGCGGCAGCTTCCGTCCAACCTGATCGCGATCCTCGGCAACGGCCGGGTCGAGCTGCTGATCAACAACGCGATCGGCTACGGGCTCAATGCGGTGGCCGGTGCGGCGAAGGGCAAGACCCTGAGTGCCGATGTCGGCAACAAGGTGCTCGCCGAGGCGCTGCAATATGCGATCGACAACGCGCCGGGCTGGCTGACGACCTGGGCCGGCGGACCGGAGGGTCTTGCCAAGAAGATCTGGGGCCGGCTCAACCTCGCGGAGGACGCTGACGGCAGCATCGTCCAGCTCGTCACGGCGACGGCGCAGGTGAAGTCCTGATGCTGACCAGCGGGGCGGCCGCAGCGGCATGGCTCGCCGTGCTGCGGCCGATCCTCGAGATGCTGTTCAGCGCCATGGGCCGATCGCTGAACGACTGGCTGGCGGACAAGCGCGCCGAGCAGACGCAGCGCGACCTCGGGGCAGCACAGGCGGCCAACAAGGCAAACGACCAGATGATGGAGACCATTGATGCGATGGATGGCGTTGCTCGTCCTTCCGATGATGCTGTTTCTGACAGCCTGCGACGCGGAGACTTCTAGCGTCGTCGTCAAGATCGTCTGTCCGACGATCAATCAGTACGATGCCAAGACGCAGGAGCGGGCGTTGTCCGAATACAACGCTCTTCCGGCCGGCTCGGCCTTGCGGCTCCTCATCGGTGACTACAAGCGACTTCGCGACCAGATCACGGTCTGCCGCGCGCGCTCCAAATAGAGACCTTCGGCGGAAGGATGACGGGGAATGGATGCTGGTAATTGGGCAATTCTAATCGCTGCAGGCGCGCTCATGCTCAACTTCGTCGACAAGATCTTTGGTGGCGGATGGAAGCTCTCCAACCGCATCACGAAGCTGGAGACCGGCGTCGATGGAATACAGCTCGAGATCAGGAAGCTGGTCGAGGCCATAGGCAAGATCGCCGACATGCGAGGCGATATCCGTGTTCTCGACACGCGCATGCTTGCGACCGAGCAGGATGTTCGGGAACTGCGGCACGGTGAAGGGTTCGTCCGAAATCGCAACCTGACCGATCCCGGCGTCAATCGGGAATACTGAAGGCATCACATGATCCGCGCAATTCTGCTGACGCTGGCGTTCGCCGGCGCGGTCTCCTCTGCCCATGCCGAAACCTGCATCGCCTCGCAATACGGCGTCGGCGACGGCTACCACGGCCGTCGGGCTGCGAACGGCTCGATCTTCAACACCTATGCGACCAATCCCTACACAGTGGCGCACGGGACCCATCCGTTCGGGACGGTCGTTACGATCACAAATCTCGCCAACGGGCGCTCCATTCGTGCCGTGGTGACCGATCGGGGCCCTTTCATCAAAGGCCGTTGCGTGGACCTGGGGCGGGCCGGCGCGGACGCGCTCGGCATGGGCGGCACGGCGCGAGTGAGTGTCGAATGAGCGGCGTCATGCAGGCGCTCGCCTCGGCCGCCGCGCTGCGCGGAGAGCTCGGCAGGATGCTGCTCGCGCTCGGCATCACGCTCGCGATCCTGGTTGCCATCTGGGCGGTCGAGGAATGGCGCATGCGCCAGCTCGGCGCGGCGCTCGGCTGGTTCGGTCTCTGCTGCCTCGGCGCGCTCTCGCTCGCCGCGGCCGCGCTCATCACCGTGGGGCTGTTATGACCAAGATATTGATCACGGGTCTCATGCTCGGCCTGTGCGCCGCGTTGTTCGTCGGGAACGTCCGGGCGCGCGACCTCGACGGCCGTCATGCGGCCTCGCCGCTGAAGCCGTGGTTCGATCAGCTCCGTTCCGGGCGCGGGCCGTGCTGCTCGGATGCCGACGGCTATGCGCTGTCCGATGTCGACTGGGAAACCAGCGGCGGCCGCTACCGCGTGCGGATCCCGCGCTGGCGGTTCGAGCCGAGCGCAGCCGTCTCGGTGCCGCCGGCCGGCACGGAGATGATCTGGGTCGATGTCGACGACGAAGCCGTGATCACCGAGCCGAACCGCGCCGGCCGCACCATGGTCTGGCCGATCTGGGGCTGGCAGGGCCCATCCGTCCGCTGCTTCATGCCGGGGAGCATGACGTGATGTTCGAGGTGGTGGGCAGGATCGTGGTTTATGGCCTTGGCATCGTCATCATCGTGCTCGGCGCGGCTGCGATCTGGACGGCCGTCGGCCTGGTGCTGACCGGCTCGATCTGCGCCCCGATCGGGGGGAGGGGCTGCTGAGTGTATCGGCCCTATCGCACCATCACGGTCGGCGCCCGCACGCAATACGTCGTCAAGGTCGCGCCGGAGGACTACGATTTCCTGATGCAATGGACCTGGACCTATGCCGTGTCCCACAAAGGCGGCGGACTGGTCTACGCGCGGCGGAGCGTGCGGGACGGGGACCGCAATGTCACGATCCTGATGCATCGCGTGATCATCGTGGAGCGGATGGGCGAGGAGCGGCCGTCCGCCCGTCACTTCGTCGACCACGAGAACGGCGACAGCCTCGATAACCAGCGCGTCAATGGCCGTGGCCGCCAGCAGCTCCGCTGGCTGACGGCGCAAGAGAACATGGCCAACCAGCGCGGCGTGATCTGCCGGCCGGTCCAGCAGGAGTTCCGATCGGCGCTGTCGGATATTCCGTTCTAAGTAGAGGGGCCTCGACGCTCCTCTGCCGCCTCCCAAGTCAACTGCCCGGCTGCGGATGACCCCCGCGGCCGGGCTTTTTCGTTCAGGTCGTCTCAATGCCAAAATGTCGGCGCACTGCTCGACTTTCCATCAGGGCTCGAATGAGCACCGCACCGGGACCAGTCACGCCGTTGCGCTCCCATCTGCGCCAGGCGGCGCCGTCGTTGAGACCGACGAGCACAGCGGCTTCGCTCGCCGACAAGCCTAGATCCGCGCGCGCAGTGCGGACCTCACTAGGGGAGAGATGGTGCGCCATTCCTCAGCCTCTCGAGATCGCCTGGACCGGTCGAATAGCGGCCATCTGAAATTGAAAGCGCCCCCCTGCGAAGGCGTTCGCTGAGCTGCGTCTGCAGCGATTTCTGCGTGAACGGCACCGCACGGGCCGTGAGTTCGGCCTCGATCTCGCGGCGCGTCGCGGCGCCTCGCTCCGCGATGATCCGCTCGGCTTCATCGATCGCCGGCGGCGGCAGCGGCGGCGCATGATCGCGGAGCATCCAGCGGGCGTTGCGAGCGACGATGGGGCCCATCTTACCGTTACGATGACTCATGTATGAGAGGTGGACGGCGAATGACTTGCGAGCCATCAGCGGCAGGCCTGCCGCTTCGAGACGATCGTAGAGGTCATCCTTCGCGATTCCCTCACGGCCCGCCTTGGTGATCTCGGCTATGATGGCGTCATCGACCGCGGCGTTTCGTTTTGCGCGCGGACCCCGCGTTCTTGGCTGCCGTGTTCCCATGTGGGTTTCGTAAGCCGAAAGCGCTGCAATGGCAGCATCCAGTTTTTCGAGCTCGGAGCGGTCGGCGTCGATGGCGCTGGAAAGATTGTCGGCCATACGGATATACTTCGCACGCCGCCGCTCGATTTCGTCATGATGCCGTTTGACCTTGAGGCGGCGCGCCCGCAGGCCCGTGATTGTGAGTTGAGCCATTCAAGCCACTCGTTTCGTTGCATCAGACCTCAACCAACCACCACCCGTCATGCCAGATGGCGCCTGGCTCAGTGGGGCCAGTTATCTTCATCACCTTGGCGCCGGCCAGCGCTCCGCGCCCGCTGAAGCGCTCCAGCGTCTTGCGCGCGCTTTCGGCGCTCGAAAAGACCGCTTCGGCTGCGGCTTGATGGTGCTTCCAGAGCCGCTTCACGGTCGGGAGCATGATGACGAAGGAGAGACCGGATATCTTGGAGCGGTTGGTGGCCATCAGACGATCCCCCGGTTCATGACCTTGATGTCGTCGATGTAGTTGGAGGCGCCGCGCTTGGTCAGCATGGTCTGGCTGTCGAACAGCTTCGCGGAGAGATTCCGGCGGTCCATCAGGGCGATGATGTAGTCGATCTGCTTCTCGGTGGGCGCCGAAAGGCCCTGGCGGGAAGCTTCGGCGGCGAGCTCGGCAAGGCGGGACTTGATCTCGGACATCTTCTGTCTCCAGCCCCTGATCCGACCCGAGGCGCGGTCATCAACTCGCTGTTGATGAGCCAACATAGGTCTAATGGACCTATGTTGTCAACTGCGAATTTTGAAATCGGATATTCCGTTCCAACTGCATGAAACGGCCCCGACCGCTTGGAGGTATAGGGGTTTGATCGGGGCCGCCTTCCAAGTGCCGGCCAGATGGGGAGGTGGCCGGCAGGAAACCAAAGCCCATAGGAACCTTTTGTTCCTCGCTTCGTTAGAGCGTGCCATCGAAGGAGGTGCCCATGGCAAAGGCGAAGAAACAGACCAGCCGCGGCCGCAAGCAAGATCGAGCGCGCGTCGCCGGCAGCCAGGACTACGAAGTCGGGTATGTGGCAAAGAAGACCGGGCGCTCGCGTGCGGCGGTGAAAAAAGCCGCGAAAAAGGTCGGGCCCAGCCGCAGGAAGGTCGAGCGGCGCGTTCGCGCTGATTAG